AGCCAATCACAATGACACAGCCAATCACAATGACACAGCCAATCACAATGACACAGCCAATCACAATGACACAGCCAATCACAATGACACAGCCAATCACAATGACACAGCCAATCACAATGACACAGCCAATCACAATGACACATCTTTGGACCCGATCACAATGACACATCTTTGGACCAAAAATTACTCGCTCTATCGTCAAATTCTCAGTGAACCTGAACGTTTCATCTTGAATTACTTAGTTCCCAACATCAATGAATCAGAAGCGGCTTTCAAGCGCCGTGTTTTGCTATCTCCGAGCTTCTCAATCGTCAAAAATAACATCGAGAAGATCAAGAATGCGTTTGTTCGCGAATTCCACAAGATTCTGAGACTCGGCGGCCCCGTTAGTTACCATCGTTTCGTCTACCAAACGCAAACGATGGACGCTTTTCTTGCAAATAACATCGTTTCCGAAGTCCTCGGAATGGGTCGCGTCGCCATTTTCGTCGATCGAAGCCCTCAAGATGAGTCCGCGAATCGTTCAGCGAAGTTCACAAACCCTCCTTATCTTCATTATTTCACTGCTGAGCACATCAATGAACTAAAATACGATCGAAATACACTGGTTTTCGCCAGCCTCGTGTCCTGGAACGATGCTTACCCTACTCAAATCACCCTTGAATTGACTCCCGAGGGTGTTGTTGTCACTCACGGCGATTCAGAAAGCTACATTTTGGCACTCCCTGAGATCCCGCTTGTAGTTATCGACCTCGGAGTGGGTTTGATTGAGTCGGTTGCTCGTCATCAAATCGCTCTTCTTAATATCGAAAGCAGCTCTACCCTCAATGTGATCAATACCAATTTCCCGATCTACACTGAACAAGTGGATGCAATGCAAACTCTTGCCGATATTGTCAAAAATGCAGAAACTGAAGAAGTGAAAGTTGGTCCCGAAGATGGACGCCGCTATTCCAAGGGTCTGGAACGTCCACAGTTCATTAATCCATCTTCAGAACCTGTCAAAGCCTCCATTTTGAAAGAAAATCAGCTCATTTCTCAGATTAATGAAATGATGGGTTTCGATGCCGAAGGCAATATTCACATTTTAACGAATCTATCTTACTTGTTTGAGGCTGCTGAACGCAAAATCGCCGAACTTTGGGCGATGTACACCTCTGAAGATCCTCCCTTGATCGAATATCCCAAAGAATTCCCCATGATCGTGGATACGGATTATATCACGAAGCTGTTTGACTTCGTTGATCGAATCCCTGTTCGCAGCTACAAAGAAGCTCTTCTTTCAAAGATCAGCGGTATGCTGATTCCCGGTCTCGTGATCGACGAAGAACTCACTTCACTTCCCGCCCTTGAAACCCGGCCCAAAGATATCTACGAAGATCTCAGAAACGGTCTTTTGTCAGTCAAAACGGCCTCTTTGCTTCGCGGCTATGCTGAAGATGAGCACGTTCAAGCTCGCGAAGATCATATTGACCGCTTGAAACGGATTCAAGCAGCCCAAACAAGCCCGGGAGCCGCCGCTCGTGGCCTACCGGACCTTGACCCTAATCCCGATTCCGGTAAGATTGAAAAAGAGGGTAAGCCTCAGAGAGGAGAAGGAAATGATCCTAGCTCTTGATTCAAGAAACCTACTTGTAGCTGCGCTTGCCGGTGAACTCGACGGTGGAACCATTGAATTCAGAACTGCCGGTAACGCAGTTGTAGCGACGCTCACTCTTGATGACCCTGCTTTTGGCTCACCAAGCAATGGCTCCGTGGTCGCTAATCCAATTGGCTCAGACACGAATGCAGCCGGTGGTACAATCAGCAAAGCCATCTTCAAAAGCAGCGGCAACGACACCGTTTTTGAAGCATCTGTCACTGTCACAGGCGGTGGCGGCGATATCCAAGGTGCTTCAGTTGTGATTGCTCCGAATGAAACTGTCTCAATCAGCTCTTTGACACTGACGCAGCCTGCAACATGAGACAGCTCCGTGCCAAAAATAATGGCGGTCTCAACCTTACCAAAGTCAACGGACCTCCTAATTATTGGGATATTGGAATTTCAGCAGGCAATACTCCTAATATTAATGTACCTCTTCACCTTGTTGGATTGAGCAACAGTGGAAACGTTTCTAAGACACTGACTTCAGACTTCAGTGCCATCTTAGGAGTTCCATTTTCCCAATACACCGAGCATGTTGTATCGAATAATTCAGACTTCAATTTCGAGATCACCGCTCCCAATAACAAGTTCATTGTTCTGTATGTCAATGCTTTGAGCGGAACTCATACCAAAAACATCTTTCTCCCAAACATGATTGGGACTGAAGATATAGTCAATGGAACTGCAATCGAAGTGGTCATTGATTTGAATGCAACAAACACTGTGAATGTGAGAAACCAAGCCAACGTCATCTTGAAAGCTGAAAATCCGGGCCCAGCACGCACGTCCCAATACACTTTCATCAAGACAAGCGGTGGCTGGAAGCTTCTTACGCTCGGAACGATGGCGCAGCAGAACGCCAACGCGGTCAACATCACCGGCGGAACGATCAACGGGGCCAGCGTGGGTCAAACTGCTGCCGGAAATGGTCGCTTCGTTGAATTGAAACTTGCTGTTGTAGAATTTGGTCAGCCCGCTCGCTGGGTAGGTCTTACGAACTCCGGTGTTTTCACGTCTCCTTCTGATACGTCCGGAATGCCTATCTCCATCGGCGGGACCGGGGCGACGACGGCAGCAGGCGCGCGCACCAATCTTGGTCTCGGCAGCGCGGCCGAGCGCGACGCGAACGCCTTCACCAACCGGCCGCTGATGATCAACGTCAGCGGCAACGCCACACGGAACCTGCTTGCCAGCGAGAGCGGCGCAATGGTGCTGATGAATAATAGCGCAGGCAACAACACCGTCAATTTGCCGATCGAACCTCCCAATGGTACATACTACTGGATTTGGGTCATCGGCGGTGGTAGCAATGAGCAAATCGTCAACGCATCGGAGCAAGGCTTTGCCGGCAACGGGTCGATCGACGGCATATCTTCAGTTGGTTCGACCGGTGCAAACTTCGCCACCATGCTGGTGGTCTACGTCGCTCAATATGAAGTGTGGCATGTCATCTACAACGACGGCTGGACCAACCCAATCTAAGGAGCAACCATGAGCACCTTCAACCTAGAAAGATATATCGCGAGCGGGGCAGCGGTTGACCAGTTGAGCCCTGCACTTGAGCAGGCCCGCTTCGCAACAGCAGACACCGAGCGGGCCCTTGCCGAACTCGACCGACGGAACGTTGCGGCGATTCGCGCCCTCGCAGGCGGGGAGCAGGCCGCGCAGGAAGCCCATGAAAGCAACCTGCCGTTTCTGTACGAGGTCAGAAACAGCCGAGCCCCGCAATACATCGCCGGGCTACGGCAACTCGCCGACAGCCTTGAGGCCGCTCTCCCCATCTTAGACAACGTAATTGATGGTTGGGAGCCACCGCAATGAACATCTTTTATCTAATCTGGCGAATGTTCAAAGCCGCGATTCTTGAATTAACTTCAAAGAAGGAGAACAAGAAGTGAAACGAACACTCGGAAGCGTTATGCTCATCTTGCTAGCAGGTTGTGCAACTCCGAAAGCGACCTATGAGCAGGGTGTGGCAGCTGGTGCGATTCAAGTAATGACACAAAAGCTTGAAGAAACCAAGTATCAGCGCCAGCAATCGTTGATCAATCGAATCATTGAACTCGAAGATCAGAACCACTTGGAAATTGCGACTCAGGCAATGAATGAAGCCCGATCGCTTCGGAATCCGGCACTAGCGGCTGATCAAGGTTGGAAAGCATCTCAAGCATATAATGCCGCTCGCGCCAAGACGCGCTCCATTTGGCTTGCTGATCTCGAAGCAGCTGCCATTGATCGAGACAACTCGTTGCAATTGGGTGAAGCCGCTATCGATCTTCATCGTATGAGCCTTCGTCAAGATGCAGCTCGTTCCAAGTTTCAAAAGGAGACGCTCACAGGTTTGATTGAACTTGGTAGCTTGACTATTGAAGCTGATCAAAATCGCAAGCGACTTCGCAAACCTGAACCTGAACCTACTCCCACTCCCACCCCCGCGCCTGAAGGAGTTGAAGAATGAGAAAGCCTACACGATCTGACCTTCAAGCTGCGATTGCCAAATACAAAGATGGAAATAACCCGCTCACTGTTGAACAAGCAACCGATGTTGCTTTTGATCTTATGAACAAGGCGCTTGATGATGAGCGACATGATTCAGAAATTCTCGCTCGTCTTGAAAAGCTTAATTCCAGTTACCAAGTTGGTAAGGGAACTGGAATCGGACCTGCTTTCCAAGCAAACGCAGTAGCCGAGTTTCGTAAGCTTGCCAACGAACGTCACGATGCAGCCTTGGCTCAAGATGTAGCAAACTGGGAGCGTAATCGTGAAATCATCTTCGGAGCTATCAAAGCAGGTATCGCCATTTATGCAACTGGCGGTTCCATTGAGATGGTTGGTGCTGCATTGATGCCTGCAATTGCAGCGATTCAAAGCGAAGCTGAAGTCTGATGCCTACCGCACAGTTGCTTGCGACAGTCAACGGCGGTCTCCAGTTTGAAGAATCGGGTACAGACCCATTTTTCTACAATGCTCGTCTGATTCCGAGCAACTGTGCCACTCTTACAAACACGAGCACGCTCTCTTGGCTGATGGGTTTCAATAATGGCAATTTGACTGTGAAAATTTCACCCACTGACTACATCAACAACGTCCCAATCAGTAGAAACGTAGGTAACTCCGGTCAACGCGGCATCTTCTATGAATCAAGTAATGCCGGAACTGGTGAAGTACAACGGTGGATCTATCAACATCGAGCCTCGAACACTGGAACGAACGCAAGAATTTTAACAGCAGGTCAAGAATTTTTGCTTCTTGTATCTGGACGCTCTACTGATTTGAACTCATTGCCAACGAACTATGACGGATTGAGCATCGTTGCCAATGATACCGCTTACTTCATTACAGGTGCAGCGGCTGGAACTGGGGTTTTTCGAGACATTATCATTAGACGCGGTGCAACTGGTGGTTTTCGAGTCGCTGCTTCTTCAATTGCTCCGGTCTCGACTATGGATCTTGGAACTGCTGCCAATCCTTGGACCAATGTCTACATTGGTGAAATTCAATGGGATGAAGATGAGCAACCTGTTGTTCGAGCCTCTAATGGTCGCTTAAAAGTTGCTCATAATGCCGCAAATGGAACTTTTGACGTATCCAACATCAGTCAATTGGTGATCGTCAATGGTCTCATCACACAGGTGATTGAATACTAATGCCTACGTTCTCTGGAACAATCACACTTCCTGTTCAATTTCCAACTGGACGTTATCATAATTACGTCACTTGGGTCACGATTGAAGAAGCTAATGCCTTTGCTGATAATGATTTTTATAATGACCCTTGGATTCGAGCTAATGCTGATAAGAAGCGTCGAGCCTTGATCACTGCAACTAATTCAATGAAAGTCTTGAACTGGGATGAACTACCTGAAGAAATCCCTAATGACCTGAAACAGGCTTGCTACTATATTGCAATTTCTCTTCTTGAAGGCTTTGACCCTGAGTATGAATATAAGAATGTGAATCTGACTTCGCAATCGTATGGTTCGGTCAAGACATCTTATGAACCGAACGTTCTGGCTCGCAACAAAATCGCTGGCATCGCAAGTGCCCGCGCGTGGTTCATCATCGTCAAATATCTCAAAGACCCGAATCGGATTAAGTATCGGGCTACAAAGGATCAAGAATGACCTGGCTTCGCAAATACCTCATCCCACATGAAGATGAATCGGCACCTCCTCCTACCCAATCGAACCCCGATGTCGATAAGATCGTCGAGGAACGTGTCAAAGAAGCACTAAGCAAAGCCAGTGAAAAGTGGCTTGCTGAAGTGAACACGCTCAAGGAAAAGACGAAGCTCACTGCTGCTGAGAAAGAGAAACTTGCTGAACGCATCGAGCAGCTTCAATCCGAATACATGACAAAGGAACAGCTTGCTGCCAAAGAAGCAGCGAAGCTGTCGAAGAAGTTTGAAACCGAGATCGAAGCTCTGAAAGCGGAAAACGCCCTCTGGAAAAATCAGTTCATTGATACAACCGTCAATCGAGAGATTACTGAAGCTGCAATTAAGCATAATGCTTTCAATCCGCAGCAGGTGATCGCTATCCTCAAGCCCCAGACGAATATGGTGGAAGAGGTTGATGAGACTGGTGAGAAGACGGGACGCCTTGTTCCCAAAGTCAAGTTACCCACTATTGACCCGAAAACGAAGAAGCCCGTAACTTTGGAACTGTCGATTGCAGATGCTGTGGCTCAAATCGCCGAACAGGACGAGTATCTCAACCTGTTCAAAGATAAGGGAACTACAGGCCCTGGCTTCCGACAGAGCGCCAACAAGAAAGTGGATGTTCTTGAGTTGGCCAAAGACCCTGAATCCTACCGAGCATGGCGCTCGCAGATGCAAAAGGAAAAGAAAAATGCTGGCTAAGAACCACACCCGCAAGTACCCAGTTCCGCACAGCTTCGACTACGGAACTCGCAACCGGGCAGTTGTCCCGGAGATCTGGGCTCAAGAAGCTCTGATCATCTTGGAAGAGAACGTTGTGATGCCCAACCTCGTCAACCTTGACTTCAGCAATGAAGTTGCGGCTTTCGGTGACGTGGTTAATACCCGTCGCCCTGGCAAGGTCAATCCTCAGAACAAGGGGATGAACGGTGAAATTCGACCCACTAACACGTCCGCTGAAAATATCGCTGTTCCGCTTGATCAGCATATTTATCAGGCGTTTGAAATCCCTGATCGTATCGGTTCTATTAGCCGCTATGATCTTATTGGAATGCATCTTCGTCCCGCGATTCAAGCCATTGCGCGTCAGATTGATACCATCCTTCTTGGTCAGAGCAACCGTTTCCTTCACAACACGGTTGGTAAGCTCGGTACCTCTCCGACGAAAGATACGTTGATTGATCTTGATGCTAAGATGGACAGCCTGCTTTTCCCAGAAGGTGATGATCGCTTCTGCGTCTTGGACACGGCTGGTAAGGCCGCTCTTCTGAAGGAAACGCAGATCACTGACGCCGATCGTCGTGGCGACGGCGGTGCTGCTCTCCGCAACGGGCAGATCGGTCGCGTCTACAACACCAACTACTTCACCAGTACAAACCGCATTCCCATCAAGGGTGGCGCTTCTCTTACTACGAGCGCCGGCGCAGTGAATAATACTGCCGGTTACCCTGAAGGTACGACCGTCTTGACTGTGGATGGTATCGCTGGTGTCATTCCCGTTGGAACATGGTGTACTATCGCCGGTGACATGACTCCTCAGCAGGTTCTTGCAACTGTTGAAACCGGTGGTAACACGACTCAGATCACTCTTCGTTACGGCCTCCGTCACAACGTTCTTGACAATGCGGTGATTACGTTCTACACCGCTGGTAACGTCAACTTCGTTGACGGTTATGCGGCTGGTCACGAAGAAGAAATCCTGATTAACAACTTCACTGCGAATCGCGCTCCTCAAGTTGGTCAGCTTGTCACCTTTGGCACTACGCAGGAGATCTACACGGCGCTCCGTCTTGGTGTTGGTACCAATGGCGCTCCGCTTAGCCGCGATACGAACCTGAAGCTCGATCGTCCGCTTGCTGCGGCGATTGCAAACGCAACTCGCGTCAACCCCGGTCCGGCTGGTTCTTACAACTTCGCTTTCCACCGGAACGCGATCACCATGGTTTCCCGTCCGCTTGAAGTTGTTGGCGAAGGCATGGGTGCTCGCTCCTTCGTTGCAAGCTACGGTAACTGGGCGATTCGTGTTACCATGAGTTATGAACCTAAGCGGCAGAAGACGCTTGTTGTTGTCGATCTTCTGTTTGGCGTTCAGGTTCTTGACCCGAACCTCGGCGTCGTGATGCTTGCTTAATGAAACTCCCGCACAGTTCAGAAGAGGTCAAAGCTCTATTCTTCGTCGTTAGTATCGCAGCTTTTGCAGGAGTATCGCGGATGATCTACGGCGATGAGCCTCTGGCAAAGCGCAGATTGTTTGGAAGCCTCATGACTTCGATGGTAGCAGCGGTTATTGTATACGGTGCTACGATTCACAGTGTCGGAGAACTTGGAGGCTACCCAAGCGCTGCAATAGGTGCTGTGTGCGGGACTTTCACTGACCTCGTTCTGAAGAAAATCCATTCTCGAATTCTGAAAGAGACTTAATAATGAACAATCGACAGGAAGTCAAAAATGCTCTGTATGTGTTACGCCAAGCTTTTGGACAACCTGTCACTGTCCGTAAGTTCCTCGAACGCATAACAGACTACAGCACGGGCCAAACGATCTCTCAGTATGAAGATGTTGAGATTTACCGTGCTGTAGTCTGGGACAGTAGCACATATCAGCACCATGTGTATGGTCCAGCGTTCAATGCAGTTGCTCGTGAACTCGCATTTGGCGGACACTTCTTGAAGACAATGAAAAACATGCTGATTGAAGATCGAATCACTGAGAAAGACTTAGTCGTAATTAGTGAGAAGACTTACACAGTTGGAAAAGTCAGAGAGCTAGATGATGGAATCGGGTACATGGTTATCCTACTTGCAGAGGGTGAAGATGCTACCTAACCTCTTAGCGAACCTGTCTCGATCAATTGTCTTGCACTTTGATACTCGGCGCCAAGGTTTGAAGATGCACATCGAGGGCATACCTCGTGACCCACGCGAAGTGAACAACATGTTTGAACTTCGCTGGCAAGGGCCTCAGGTGCTTGAAAGCTCTGGTACTGAGCGAATTCAACTGCGAATCCAATTACTGACTTACGGCAAAGTAACAAACAATCTCTACGAGATTGACAATGTTTTGCAAATCCTTCACGATGCATTGACTGACATTCTCGTTGTTGATTCAAATACTAACGAACTGTTCTGTTTGCGTCGTGATAGTGAAAAACCCGTTCGTGTAACCAAGATGGGTCAGCTTGATCCATCGTTACCCATGACCCAAGCTCTAGTTGAAGCGTGGTATACCACCTTCACTTGAGTAAAAAGGTGCTTAAGATGCGTAGCTACCTCGTTCCTCACGCAGTTGTGCAGATTCGAGATGCCACTATCATTGTCAAAGATGGAGGCTCGCGATCTGCTCAGATCAAGATTGGTGAAGGCGACCTGACCTTTTCCGAGAAGAAGACTATTGAATACATGCCCGATCGCGGCATTCTTGATGAAGTTCGTGAAGGTGATGATGTTCCGCTTGAAGTGAGTGTCCAAGGAATGTGGACCTATATCCAAGGCACTACTCAAGGTGCCGAGGCTGTTCGCGAAATTCTCTGGGGTTTGAATGGCGCTGTCAGTACAAGCACTGATACTTGTCAACCGTACTCTTGCGACATTGAAATCACCCTCCAACCGCCTTGTACTGGGTTCACTAAGACGATTAAGTTCCCTGAATTCCGTGCTGAAAATGTTGACTTTGGTGTCCGTGGATCTACATTCTCCTTTTCTGGAAAATGCAACACGACGCGTGCCATCTTTGAAGATGGAAGCGGTACTGGAACGTAACATCGACCTAGGCAGCCTAATCGCTGCCTAGGTCTATCTCACAAAGAAAGATCAGTTATGAAAATCGGAAACCGCAGTCTCGACCTCACTTTTATGGAATATCTGGCTGTTCCTGGAACCGACATTGTGTTCCATATTAAGCCACTGACGAAGAGTGATCGTGAAGAGTTTGATCGAATTTGCCCGAGACCTGTACCTCAGAAGCGAGTCTACGCTGACGGGCGTGTTGAAGATGCAAAGGATGATAAATCTTATGAAGATGCTTTGACAGCATATAGCGAAGCTCGTCTTAGCTACATGATTGTGAAAGGTCTTCTGGCGACTCCGGGTTTGGAATTTGAAACTGTGAACATTGCGGACCCGTCCACTTACCGGAATTGGGAAAGTGAACTTGAGAAAGCTGGATTCTCTGAGCTGATTATCAACCTCATTGTGAACAAAACGATGGTCGTGAATCAATTGAGCGAAGCGAAGATCAAAGAAGCGACTGACGCTTTTTTAGCTGGGAAGGCAGCGGCTCAGTCTTAAGAACGAAGCTGCCGCCATATCGAACCAGCGAATATTCCATTTGGCGCGCTTGTGAACGATTCAAGATCATTCCACCTAATGCAGCATCTGAGTGGGATTTGATCGACGTTCAAACACAAGCATACCTTTTGGCGTATGATCGGATTCGCTGCTACGAAGAGCAACAAGAACAAGAAATGCTGTACACCGCACTCGGCTGTACACTAAAATAGCCGGGACTTTGCTCCCGGCTATTTCTCTTCAAGGAGGTTTCAATGGGTGTCTTGAAGTTCAATTGCGTCTTGAATCGAAACAATGCTAAGGCACTGGAGAATGTCAGCAAAACCGTTCATAACGATATTACACGCTTGTTCAAAGCTGGGATGCGTGAGTTTGTTAGAGTGGCAGCTTTCCATCTTAGCGAAGGTATCGACACTGGTATGTCAATGGCGAGTCTAGACCCACTGGCTAAGAAGCTACGACTAGGCCAAGAAATTGCTCAATACCTTACTCAAGCTAATGAACCTAAGTTCAATAAGTATAACCCATACGGTCCTTTTAAGAATATAACTGGGCATAAGAGCAAAGCACACGGTCGTCTCCTAGGGCAGGAGGCCTTCGATTTTGACTTTGGGACAAATAAGCGAGTCAAGATGTTCTTTAAGTTCCAAATCGTGGTTTTCCAGCATTATCTGAATGATAACGGGTATGCCGTACCTTCTAGATACATGTTTCAATCTGTTCAACGAGGTGGTGATGCAATGCTTGCTTTCATTGAATCAAATGCAACTAAGTATGTCAGTGTGAATCGAATTATCTCGCAATTCATGCGCGGTAATTTGAAAAGTGCAAAACTCATTGACATCGACGGTGAACCGCTTGAGGACATCTAAGAAAGGAGACCTCCGTGGCTGAATTTTTCCAAATCGACTTAGTATCAGATACAATCACTAAGAGCTTGAATGCTTTTACACAAAACATGTTGGGTGCTGTTGCTGCAAGTGAGAAGCTGAAAGCAATAACATCGAAAATCAATAAAGAAAATGATGATCACTTAATCACGGTTCGCAAGCTCATTGATAATGAAACTGAACTCACTACAGTGTACAGACAGACTGCTACAGCTCTTGTGAAGCTAAGTGAAACCTATCGCCAAGTAGGTAACGATGCCAAAGATGCAGCAGCAGCGAGAAAAGCTGAAGAAAAAGCCTATAAGGACCAGCAGAAAGCTCTGGACCGCGCAGCCAAAGAAGCCGAAGCTGCTCGTGCGCGTAAGAACAAAGCCCGCGAACTTGAAATCCGCCAAACCTTTGCATTAGAAGATAAGCAACAACGAGAAGAGCAACGTCGTCTCGACAAAGAGATGAAAGAAGAGCAGAAGCGAGAAAAAGCTCGACTCAAGACAAAGGAACAGGGGATTCGAGAGCTTTACAAGTGGGTATCGAGTCAAGAAGAGCAACAGTATCGTGAAAGTGTTGCTCGTGCGGTTCGTCACAATAAGGAGATGGAACGTGTTCGCAAAGAAGCGAACATGAAACGTCGCAAAGAAATTGAACTCACGTTCAAAGAAGCAGATGATCAGGAGTTCAATGCTAATGCGGCGGCTTTGATTCAACGCACCGGTGGCAAGGTAACCTCGGTTCACTCGAAGCAGACACTTGCACAGCAAGCATCTGCATATTCTAATGAACTGAAGCGTGCGATTGAAAATGAGAAGCGAATGCAAGCGGCATTGGAGCGCACAAAACAGCGTATCGTTGAAGTGATCTTCCAATGGCAGACGCTGGCTCGTGTTGCAGCCATTCACCAGTTGTATCGCGTAATGTACTTCTTTGAACAGCAACTGCAACGGTCGGTACATGAAGCGGTCAAGTTGGAGAAAGCACTGGCTGAGATTCAGACGATCTCGCAATCTGCATTTGGAAACACTGAATCAACGAAGGCTTGGGTCAAAGCAGCCCGTGATATCAGCTCTGCTTTCGGTCTTGATTTGTTTGACACTGTTGAAGGTGCGTATGAAGCTCTGTCAAACCAAGTGATTAAGACAACTGAAGATTTCCGCATCTTTGGAACTGAAGTAGCGCAGTTTGCAATCACGTCTCAAACGACTACAGCGAAATCAGTCAACTTGCTCTCATCTTATATGAATGCGTATGGAACGTCACTGCGAGATGTTGATCAGATAGCTGCAAGTACGTTCAAGACGATTGAACTCGGTCGTGTTCGAGCTGAAGAGTTCGCTGACAGTATCGGTCGTATCTCGGTCCCTGCGGCCGAACTCGGTGTCAATATGCATGAACTGAACTCCTTGATCTCGCTTGCAACGGTCCGAGGCATTAAGTTCTCTGAAGCAGCCACCCAGATTCGCGGTGTCTTGAATAAGCTGATTAAGCCCACTGACGAAATGAAAGAGTTTTTCAAAGAAATCGGTGTAGAGTCTGGTGAAGCAGCTGTTCAATTGTTCGGTGCTGCGAACGTCATTAGAATGCTTGGTGAATATACCAAGGGTTCCCAGACGCAACTTGCCAAGCTGTTCCCTGATATTCGCGGCCTGAACCTTGCATTGCTTCTTCAAGGTAAGGGTATGGAAGATTATGAATCTATCTTGCAACAAACCATTGACTCTACTGAATATTATGAACGAGCAACTGAAATCGCTCTTGACAACATCGGTAAGAAGTTCGATCAAGAACGGGAGCGTGCTGCAAACTACTTCAGAGTAGAAGCAGGGCGTGAGATGCTCAAAGTCTTCAGCCTTTTGACTAATGAATTCAAGCTACTGACTCCTGCATCTCAGTTGTTTGTAGCAACTATTAAGGCGATGATCGGTGCTGCTGGTCTAGCAGGTCTTGTCAGAATCACAATGGCTGCGAATGCTGCATTTTTGGCCCTAAGAGCTCAAATAACCAACACTACACTAGCAGTTGCTGCATTGAATCGCGGGTTTGCTGCTATGAAAGCGTTCTTTCTTAGTAACCCATTCGGCGCGACATTTGCAGCAGCTACTGTAGCACTGACTCTGCTGATTTCAGCAAGTGGAGCCTACGGCCGGAGCCTCGATTCGATCAATCAGAAGTATTCTGAGCAGATTCAGCTCGTTGAAGAAGCAAATCTTGCGAAAGAGCGAAGCCTCCGTAATGAACTTCAGAACCTTGAAGCTCAGTTCACTCGCGAGTTCAATCTCTACAATCAGCGTAGCTCACGAATCATTGGAATCATTCGTGGTGAAATCAATGAGCGCAAGAAGCTAGAAACCGAGCTGTTCAAGACAATTGGTGAAAACATGGATTCCGTGTCGGACCGTGTTAAGAAGCTTGCGGAAAGTACCCGCCACATCATCACCAAGATGTCTCAAGATATCCGCAGCAACATCAATCGAATGTTTGAATTGCATAATGATACCGGTTCTACGATCTTCAATTGGAATCTTGAAGGAGCGAGTGCCAAAGAGCAGATTGATCTGATTCAGAAGCGACTTGCTCAATTGGCTGAAGCTCGACGCAAATCAACGAACGTCGAGCAGCTTACTTACTATAGTCGAGAAATTGACGAGCTAAGTAAGCGGTTGGCATCTTTGTTCCGCGAAATGCGTAACACAGATATCAATAGACCTACTCGCCAACAAGCCGTGATTCTTGAGAAGATTGAGAAGCTGCAAGCTCGGATTGCAACTCAATCGCAGAGATTGCAAAGTTCTCGTGGTGAAACCCGCAATAAAATCATTGCACAACTTCGTCTCTACGAAATTGAACAATCGAAGCTCAAGAGTGAATATGATGGGCTTCAAACCGCTCGTCGGCGTTCCGAAATTGATCAACAGGCCGTCGATATTCAGAGAACGTTTGCTCGATACCGGTTGGAAGAGTATCAGATCAGACAGCGCCTTCTTGAGCAGCAGAAAGCCGATCTTCGGGCTCAGCAGCGTGAGTTGGAGATTCGCGAGGAACGTGTTCGTCAGATCAATGAACTGACTGACAGTATGAAGGCGTTCCAGAAGCGTGACAAAGATATCTTTGACACATCTGAACTGCTGGAAAATCAGAACCGCATTGATGAAGCCCTGTTCCAGAAAGATAAGGCCCGTGTTCGAGAGCTTGAACTTGAACGTCAGGCAATTAAGGAACGCATCATTGATCAAGAGTTCAAGAAGCAAGAAGAGAACGCTCAACGTCTGATTGAAGCCACTCGCGAAATGTATGCAGCTCGATACGCAGAGGCTGCTAATATCTTCAATGAGAACCTCAACCCTTCGGAGCGAGTCTACTATCAAGATAGACTCAATAGAATCGAAGCTGAAGGTAAGACTCGGATTGCTGAACTCGAAAGAGCGCAGCTCAACTTCCGAGAGATGCGGGAACGCGAACTCATTCAATTGCGTCTTGAAGCTGTTCAAAATGAAGCTAATGCGCAACGTCAAGTCTTTGAAGATCGAAAGAAAGCGATTCAAGATGAACTTGCTCAAATTACGGCTGTTAATCAAGGGTTCGAGCGCGCTGCTCTTGAATTGAAGAAGCGTCAAGATATTTTCCGATTGAACGATGTGGCTAGATTGGTTGGTGAAGGCCATATTGGTGGTGATAAGGTTACTGAAAGATCGGAACTGGAAAAGGCTGTTTCTAAGTACGCTGGCGTGAAGATTCAAGGGGTTGATAATCGAGAACTCATTGATCTATTCAGAATATTGGGTTCAGTGAATTTGACAGATCGCCCGCTTCAAGATATTCAAAAATCTGAACTCGTTCGTGCGATTGATGCTATAAGTCGCCTGATCGACATTCTACCTGACCCAAGCACATTGTCAATCAGTCAGAGAGACACAGCGGCTGAGATCGAAAATCTGAAAAACATGCGGGCTGCGATTCAAGCGTTCATCAAAGATGGAAGCCCGGAGCGTGAATCTCAACTCCGTGATCAGATTAAAGAAGTTGAGCGCCAAAAGCTAGAGTTCATCCGTGAGTATGGTGACCCAACTGAGAAGTTCCAAGCTGCTGTTGACCAGTTTGGAACTGTGGTTGCAACGCTCGTTGAGAAAGTGAATGGTCCACCAACTGGTCGCGGGTATGCAACAGGCGGTCGTGTTGCTCATAGCGATACAGTTCCCGCTTGGCTCACACCCGGTGAGTTCGTTGTAAGAAGCGGACCCAGCCAGAAATGGTTCTCTCAACTCACAACGATGAACTACGGTTTGCAACCCCGTCGTAATGATACGAACTCAGGTTCGAACTTCACGTTCGGTGATCTTAATATTGATGCTCGTGGGTATTCAGGCAGCAAAGAAGAGCTTGCGGATTTCGTGACATCACGGATTCGGACTCAATTGCAACGTGGAGTTGCTAGATTGTGATTACCTTCACCCAACCTTCAGTTGGGTCAGTAACACTCAGAAACCCAGAGTGGGGCGATCAAATGAGTATTGATACGCCCCACTTGACGGTGAAGATCGATTCAGCTCTACCGTCTCGATACCAAAGTGACTGGCCTGACAAAATTCTCTACGATGTAATTATTCGTATCTTCAAATGCCCGGCTTTGATTGATCAGTTTGATGATTTCTTGAGACGAGCAAACGGGCTCCCCGTGACGATCACCAGTAACGACCCAGCGGGATTTATCCCCACGAATGTAACCGGGATCTTGAAAATCACTGATTTGGCTGAAGAAAAGGAACTCTGGACGTGCGGTCTTCAAATCATTCTACCCATTGGAAACACCGATGATCCTAGTTGACGATACCAACGACTCCCTTGTTGATGATGAAGATGTGCAATTATATGATGATATACTCCCTTATGAGTTTGATGCAGAAATTGAAATGCCTAGACTCATAACAACGAGAAACTTGAAATCCCCGAATTTCGATCTAGCATCTAACCCGAACAACTTCATCTTGATTGTACCTGGGTACATCAATGGCTCGCTTGCTCGAAACATTGAGTTTGCTGGGACGGTCACGATACCTGTTCCACAGCCTGTTGGAACAATCTACCGGCCACCTAATTTCACTGGTAACTTGCTTATCCCTGTACCAGTTGTTATCGGAGATAGAACCGGTCGCTCATCTGATGAAGTTATCTTCATGGACAACAATCCGAATCCCAACTACAATAATCCCAGTTTGGATGAAATAATCACTATCGTGAATAGCTCGCCCTATAATCCATCTAATCCAATCAATGGCAATGATTTGATTCGATCGCTTACAACACGAGGCTACGATCTAGGTAACAGATTGAAACCGAACATCGAGCCTCAAATTCAAACCATGATGACCGGTCGAATCAAGACATTCATCACTACGTTTGATGGAGAAGATATTTCTTACAACATAAGTCTATCTTGGAAGATTCCGACTTGCAATGATGTGACAAATCTCATTGGATTGATCTACTTTGAGCAAATTCGACTAGTAGTTGGCGATACAACTTACCTAGTTGTGCTTCTTGATGATTTGGTTCAAGTCATTAATGCAAGTAGAACTCATCAGATGCTTACTCTCAACTTCCAAGGTCGGAAGCTGAACCCATTGAAACGAGGTAACACTCCTTGAAGAATCTAACAGCTATTCAACCTCAATTGAATCAGCAATATGCTTCAGAGCCTTATATCATCTTGGAAATCGTGTGGGCCAATAATGATGTAAGGCGTTACACGATCAAAGATAGATTGCTTGAAATCAATGATTTGACCAGTGTGCAATCCGCTTTTGGGCTATCTCAGATTGCAACTGCGAGTGTTTCAATCAGTGACCCGCGTGGTGAAGAAAGAACCAGAGCCGAGCAGCAAGGTCTTGAGGGTCGAATCTGCAGATTGATTCAAGCTTTTGAGAAATCAGAAAACACTGCACTCTTGTATGAAGGTGTTGCTGAAGGTCCGATTCGATGGGAAGAAGCAACTGGAATCTTCTCTTTCGATATCGTATCCAAAGCAAAGAACCTGAAAGTCGGAACTATACTCACTCAATCTAGACTCAATGAGTTCTTAGCCACTTACCCGAATATTGATGTCGATAAGATGCTGAATTCCACTATTCCCATTTGCTACGGTGCTGTGGTGAAAATGGAACCATTGAAGCTAACGCAGCAGTACATTGCTCGACTTGCTTCTCGGTTGATAATTAACAACCCTTGGGTCCAATTCCCAGACCCAGTAAATAGCACATTCATTGATCTTGATAATGATGAAGTGTTCATCTTAGGCAAAGATCCAGCGACTGTCACTGCACTTGAGATCGAGGGTCGCATCATCTATGTCAATTACAGTGGGCTCATTGATAATCGACACAGATATGCTATTACGAACATCAATCCGCGTAAGTATCTTACAGCGATTGGAACTGGGACACGACCAACTGATGACCCTGATTATAATAATCCATACGTCCTGTGGCTTGCTCGCGATGGATTTAACCTTGTTGGTAACATGTGTGCGATCAATCAAGCGAACATGTTTGCTACTTGCGTCCGTCAAGAGGGGCGTAAATGCTGGTTCAATGTCCCATGGACCACTCGCGAAACTTACACAGGAGCATTTCCCGGTGGTCAATTCGGTACTGTAACGAAGAGAACGAAGCTGCTTATCTTCAATACGTCACCGATAATCGAAGTTCGAGCATTTGCACCTGATGACAACTTTCAAACGTACGATCGTTACGCTGAATCCAATCAGATTGTCATTGAACCGGGTGCCGAGGTCCGAGTGTGGGATGTAACTCGGCTTCTTGGTCTTTACCCTGAAGTCTACTTGGTCAGTGATTTGTTGAATGAAGATACGCCATTTAGACCAGCTAGAATCGTGAGTGTCCAATCCAATCATTCACAAACAAATCGACTTGAAGAAGTGCCGTTTGAATCTGTGTTCAATACTTACTATTTACCTAAGCGTTTTGAATCTCAGAATATCAATTGTTTGTTTCTTGAATGCCAAATCCCTATTTCTGATTTCAATAGTTTGTACAGCGATCAGCTGTATGTCTCGCTTCGCTCGACAACTGAAGTGAGCACGATTGATGGAACAATCAATCCCAATGAACCGTGGGGTAATCCAGTTGCAATAATCAAACATATCATTGAGAACTGGAGCAGCTACAATGTTGGATCTTCATTCACTCAAGCAGCGATTGACGTAGCCAACTACCCTTGCGGCTTTGCAATATATGAATCAATCGGCCTGTTTGAACTCATTGCAGACATCGCATATCAGACGCGTTGCGTCTTGTCTGTTCATGGTAATACTATTGAAATCAATTATTTGAGCAAAGTTCCATCTTCACCCGTTGAAATCAAAGATAGCAGAACATTGAGTCAATCGTACAATTTGACATTCACACCGTTGACTGATATCGTTACAGCATACACTTACACTTATCAGTTGAGCCGTGATCGTCAAGAACGGAGTGTCACACTCTATCGCAACGATGAAGAGTTTGGAATCAAGGAAGCCCGAGATTCGTTCTGGATATTCAATAACCTGAAATGTGTTGAAGCGTCAGCTGAATTCTGGGCATTCAGACGAGCCTACCCGTGGCGCGAACTCGATGTAACGACTGACATTGAGTATCTTCGCCTTGACATCAGTGATTCAGTTTCAATTGACACCAACAGTCTATTTGGTTCAAGAACCTCAATGACAGGTGTTGTCAGAGGCTTGGTCAAAGGCTCAAGATACAACATCTTAGAGAAAACGATCGGATTGAGTGTCCAATTAGCAAGTGCAATGGGTTCAAACGTAGAAAATCCCAATTACTGGACTGTGAAATCTTTCACACGACCGTTGAATCCGTGCAGCACGAATCGACGGCGCTATAATCCAATCTACATGAAAGAAATCGTTGAAGATCATTCTCTTCTTCGTCACGTCGATGTTAATGATAAAAGCAGAATTCGGAAATTCGGTGGCCTTGAGCAAAATACTACCGGGCTTCAAGATAATGATCTCTTGGCTTGGAACACTGAGAATCAAGCGTGGACACCGGTCAATGCAACTGATCTCACGACTAATGCAGGCGGCGGCGGTGGTGGCGGCGATACTATCTTTGAACCGTACGTTGGAATTACAAACTCATTTTTCACGAGGTCCACATGAAGACGGATGCTCCCAGATCGAATGTTCAAGGTCGGAAGATGTGGTGTATCCCAAACTACACCACATCTTCATTTGTTATTAATCCTGAAATTTGTCGCGATTGTACTTTTCGAGCAAGCCACAATGTGGCTGAAAATATTGGAATCATTTATCCACCTGAAATTAGTCGCTATGATACAATTCCAGAATCAGAAAAGCTGACATATGAAGATGTGAGAGAATTGCAACGATTAGCATATATCCAAGGGTACATCATGCTTGGGTTACCGGGTGACAGCCTCTTGTTCAATGCTGGCCCTGCTGCTGACAATGCTGTTCAATCGAAGTTGTATGAAATCATTTCTTGCGAACCTAACGGTCTTTGGCTCAAAGGTGATAATCCGAAGTTCATCACCTTTGGTAAAAGCCGCCGTAACCCTGAATGGCCGGGCCCTGATCCAATTACTGGGGAAACCAGTGCCATCGTTTTCGAGAACAAGGTGTTGGCGATTCCGCCTCAAGGTGCTCAATTGTCGTTTGGGCTACCATCTGTGCTTTGGCAGAAAGCGTACCCATTGATCACTAACATACTGTATCCTGAAAGCGATGATCTCACTGATGTGGAATTCTATGTCAGTGTCGAAGGTTGGGGTGATCTTACTCATGCAATGACACCGATCAATTCAAGTTACCCAAGTGACAAATACTATTGTGAGATTCGATGGGAGGAATTTTACCCAAACAAGGGGCAAGTGATCACTAATCAGCTTGAACGTCAAGTGACGAAGGTTCAAACCTTCTATACTGAAGCTGAAGTAGTTGAGCTTAAGAACAAGATCGGTGGTAGCACCAAGATTGCGCCCTTCTTGGAAGCTATTGAATATAATGAAAATGATCAAGTGATTGCGATTCACGATCTCTGGGATCAAGTGATTGGAACCCCGGCAGGGACATTCATAGACCTTAGCGCCTATTACAAAGTCCGACTGACTTATTATGCTGAATCAAAGAGCATTGATGATCGACGCCAACCTTGTGGATTATCTTGCGTACACAGCAAGTCGCTTTCATCTAATGTACAAAGATGCTTTAAGCCTGATGCTTCGCACTACGCCACTCACTTTCAGAATTGCTATCAACCACAATGCTCTGATTTCTCGCTTGCTTTGACTGAACCCGTTGATCTTGACTTCTATAGCTACCTTTGGCACCAAGAACATTGGGTCATTGTACAAGGGTTACCTGGATTTTCACATTTCACATTGTCAAAGCGCGGTGGGTACAGCATTCAAGCATGGGCCGGTGCATTTTCAAACGATGTGTATAGTGGCTTTTTCGCAGATATTGACCCGCTAGTGGGCCCGAGAGCAGGAAAATATCTCACTTACACCGATGATAATGAAGATGAGCGACATGCAGTGATCTTGGGAGCTTTCTATGAAGCCCCATATGAGTATAATGGAGCCAGTTACATCTTCGATGTAACTACTAGAGCGCCGAGACTTGGGTTCTACCATCAATGGATGCCTGAAGATACTGGATCTTGCAACATCTACAGTTACGAGTATGGAACTGGGAAATTGGATTTTCGGAACATTGCAGCAGCCAGCGAACGCTATATCTTCTGGCCACCTCAAGCAGACCCCGATCTGGTCAACTATCTAAGGACATTGTACCCATGAAAATCGTCATCTTGAATCCGCCGCTTCTAATTGGATCTCGGTTGTACAATCTCGCACTTGATCTTAGACCAGCTAATTACACTAATAGTCAAATCACTACGGGTAAGATCCGTCAAATCATCGATCTTGGGAACAACATCTATAGACTTGTGTTTGAGCATAAGCCAGTCCCATTCAGCTACATCTTCGAGCGTCAAGAGCTTAGCTACACTTGCATGTGTGGTGGCGGTGTCGTCGATCACCCCGAACCATACCGCTTCTACAATTGGCTTAATGAAACCGGTGTGCGTGGAAACATTAGCCACATTCGCTCCAAGGTCTTAGATGCTGTTAATCCCGGCGGTGGCTTAATTGTCAATCAGCAAGCGTTCGGTATCCCACCTGCGAGCGTCAACTACACGAACCCAGATCAAGATAACGATGTAAGAAAGGTGATGCTTGATTTCCCGGTTATTGCACCGATCTTAACGCCGTATTTTGCTTTCGACGATAGTCTCGATAACATTGGGATTTTCAGAGGCGGGTCCAAGCTCACTAGAAAGATCTTCGATAGCGACGAATACAAGTACCCAGCAGGTGCAACGCTTGCAAGTAACGAATATTGGCTCAATCCCGTTGACAAAAGCGTGCAAGTCTCTTCTTCAAACCCCGAAACCCAGCTATTCTATGTTTGGAACGAAGAGGGTTGGGAGCAATACGCTCGAAACCCACTAGGGTTGCTTACTCACGGGGATGAGGGAAGACTCTACACGATCAGTCGTGGCAACTTCGGTCGCGCCATCTTGGTTGTGAATGCGAACAGCACTTTCACTTGGTTCATTGAATACAGCGACCTGAAGTATGTGAAAGTGGAAATGAATAATGGGACCATTGAGCGTATTGCATATCGCAATGGCGGTAGCGAGATTGAACCAGCATTCAATGGAACTACATTTTCTGATACATTCTATACACTAAGAATGAATCGCGTTGGAATTAGTGACACTCAGGTCCGGGTGACGATTTCAGCATTCTCTGATACAGTACCGGAGTTTGAAGTCTGTGAAATCACACTGACGCTTGTTCCAAATGCAAGTGGAATCTATGGTGTTGCAACCAATGATGGCGAAGAAGCAAGATTCTTCACTTTTGATGCAAATGAGCGTATGATCAATGAAGGCGGGTTTGCTCGTCAATCAAGATTCCTCGAATATCAAGTTAAGCTCTATGATGATTATAATGTGGGCTCATTCCAGACGATCAACGGTGTAAGATATGGAACGTACAGCCTGGGAATCGGTGTTGCAAGATACTCCGATCTTGGAAATGGTGTAATTCGCTTCCATTGTGAGACCGCTCCTGATTACATCACACTGACGTATAATACGAAGACGCCGAACAACCCTCCGGGACGAGCACCTCGTGTAACACCCGGTGTAATCAACTTCGCAACTGCTGATAATAATGGGATAGCGACCACTTCAGTGGATGAAAATGTCGCAAACTGGTATGATTATGTCGATGTCTATACTCGCGATATGCGCTATGTTGTGGGTCAAACCGTCTCGATCGAAAGAAACGCCGTTATTGACGAACGGCAGCCTGTGCGAGTGTTTGCTGCAATGAAGAATAGCAGTGACTTCCAGATCATCGACCCAAGCAACTACATAGTCCGAGGTGTCGAGGGTATCATCTTGATTGATCAGAATGTTCCCACTGGAACTTGTTGGCGTGTCGAAGCTACATTCATTGAGCATGATGGTCCGTTACAAGCGAAGATGCACAATAATCTGAAATCTGCACTCCGCGCATCACCGTTTGTGGAATCCCCATTCAATGGTCCGGGTGGTCGTGCAATGTCCGGGCGTGTTAGCCCCAAATGGTTTGTGCCAGCAGGGTTCACTGCTCTTGGTTCTCCGACCTCGATGCTTGTAGGTCAAACTTATGAACGCTGGATTATTGACCCTGATTGGTCATTCTTCGGACCAGCCGGGCCTTGGACCGATCGACTGGCATTTGCGGGAGTTAGCCCACCATACTGGCACGGTAATGGGATTTACATTGATGCTGATAGCGATGGCTGGACCAAAACCAGTGCCTGGGGTAATCAGTTCATTTTCTCAGACCCTGGACCTCGAAACCGTGATCTAGGTGTCGCTGGATCTTGGATAGCAATCGGGCCTTATGACCCAACTGTAGGTGGTATCTTGAGCGGCAACTACCTGGGTGTCGATATTGATACACTCGGCAGCTTGATCCCGGATATCGGTCAAGCGAGAATGCGGTTCCAATCAATCCCACTTGGATTGCCCGATGCAATCAAGCGAATGCCTAAGGGTACTAAGATACTATCTGCGAAACTGGAAGCGAAGTTCGATCAATTGAAGAGTGTAAGTTGGTCGTTTGAAGCCAGTGGTGAAGCAATCAATGGTCGCCTTGCTAGAAACTACAGCGGTTCAATCAGTGTCAATGGCAATGTCGTAAGACAAGGTGTCGTGGTTAATGGTGTAGAAACTACGCTTGTTTCACTACCTTGGAGTGAAATTGATGGAGCAGATGTTGGATACGTTGTCGTAGGTCGCCGCTTGAAAGATGAAAGCGTATACTACCCACTGCTTGGAACATTGGCTGATTACTTAGAATCATTAGGTGGGGTAGTTACACCTGAAGATCGTGAAAGATGGGCCGCTCAAGCCTATGATAATATTCCAGCGCACGAATATGTAATGCTTGGTTCTGCACTAGTGAATCCGAGCCCTGCTGGTGATAATCAGAAGATCATTGATGTGAAAAATGTAGTGCAGGCTCTTCTTGATAATGGAGTATATAGTGATTTCGCTGATTTTGAACTGTGGCCATCCATCGGGCCTGCTGCTGATATCGACGTTAATGGTCTTGCTCAATATGTCAAAGCCGCAGATTGGAATGGAACTGTATCTTACACTTTGATTAATGATGCAGAGAAACTGGGTAGCATGAGTATTCAAGGTTCGGGCAAATACATTCGCTGGGAAGGTGTTACACTTGGTAAGTTCATCTTCCAGTATGAGTTACCTTCACAACTACCGAATGTGAACCCACCAATTCCGATCCCGAGAGGCGGAGTATGAAAATCAGCAAAGAGACTCAAGACTACATTGATCGGTTCAATAACCGAGTGCCTTGTCAGTTTCGAGATGTCGAAGTGAAGCAATACAAATGCTGCGAGCGCGTCCGCTACTATTGCGGTAAGTTCAAGGAACCGACTGGAGAAGTCAAATGCAGGAAATGTATCCAAGCGAATCGAAACACACTATGATTCCAGACGCACAGCACTATACACGGCTGTATAGGCGAACGAACTACGGTCATGCGAAATACAACATGTGCCCCGGTGTTCGTTACTTTCCCCTGTATAAGAAGCATTTGATCGCTCCGATTGTCGATCTAGGTGCTGGAAGCGGGGATACAGTGAAAACCATGCATGGCGCAGGGCTCTATGCCGTTGGTCTTGATTGGATTGATTATGAAGATATCCACAAAGTGGATATTACTGAGCCTTTGGATCTTCGTAACTATAGAACAGCAACCTGCATCGATGTTCTAGAGCATATTCCGCTTTCTAAGATAGACACTTTGCTTAGTAATATAGGTCAATGTGAGAATATCGTTGTATCTGTCCATACTGGAAGTCACAGGTATCAAGGTGTTGAGTTGCATATTACAAGACTCAGATTCACGGAGTGGGAAGAAATGTTCAATGAACATTTCTCCATTGTAGAACGAATCCCTTTGACCGATGAACGGGCAATCTACCTAGGACACGGGTTTCTACCATGAGAAAAATCTGGAACAAAGAGCGTAGTGAATTCTCGATTCTTCGATACCCTGGTCAAGCCGAAATGAATCAACTCGACACAGAGTACCAGCGTATCGGTACTCTAAGATGGACACTTCGAGATGATCGGATTAAGGATCTTAAATTTACCCCGCATGTTACAATTGTAGGCAAGGGTCCTACACTTGATCGGCTTGAAGCTCGGCACTTCAAACCTAATGAAACCGTGATCGGGATTAATGAAGCTGGGTTGCAGCTTTCCAAGATCGGTGTAGATGCGTTTCTAATCCAGCAAGATTACCACTTAGGTCGTCTTGAAACCAAGAATGGGAAATATCTGGTCAGTGCTCAATCTGCCGTTCATTACCCTGAAGGCTATTACTTCGTTCCCGAATCCAAAGCCACATTGACTGTGATCTGCGCTTTGAGATTGGCAAAACAACTAGGAGCGGAGTCAGTGAGCCTTGTTGCTTTTGATTCTTGCACAAGAAAAGAAATAGCCTACGCAGATTGCGTAGGCTACAAGAGTTCACGAGGTGGTGACCCCGCTAGATTTTTGAAACATCGAAGACTGATTCTGGAAGAGGCTCAAGCTCTGAAGCTTCAGCTTCAATTTCTCGTCCTTGGAAGCAATGGTCATCTAGTATCAGAGGATAATCATACTTCACCATGTGGCGATACGTCTGAGCCGCAAAGTTCGCAAACTCAAGAGCTGATTTTTCCAGAGTCTCAGGAAGACCTTCAGCACGAGCAGCTAACCAACGAAGATTGCGCTTACTATAGGCAACTCGATTTCCTCGATACCCGCAACGATCATTGATGAAGTTCGCAATTACAGCGACATCGCGACAATCAAGATGGAAGTATTCATCGTAAATGCCTTCAAACAACTTGCGCAAATAAATCTGCTTCAAGGGCATATCGTGACCAAGAAGCATGATTTTGACGCGCTCGTACCCGTATCTATTCGCCGGTAGTTGCATCTTATCGACCCATGCTTGGAAAACTTCCAAAAATTTGTACTTCGGAAGCCCTCGGGATATCATCCTGAGGGCTTTCGTCTTGATTTTTTCATCAATGAGTTCGGGATATTCAACATGTAGCCCACTGTGCAAAGGAATGATATCTTTGCGGATGCAGATGTTGCTATCAAGGGGGATGAAAGCAATTTCGTAAGCATCATGGACATTAGGGTCTGAACCCGTTGTGAACAGATCCACTGCAACAAGTGGCGAATGATTCCAATGTTGCATTGCATATGGCCGGATATTGAGCACTTTGCCCTTGCGCTTAATCATTGCAGCTCCAATCTTTAGGATTTGGTTTCATTGGCTCCGGTTCGTTCTGAAGAAGGTAGCGCCCTTGGTAGCGTTCGATGAACCCAAACGGAACTAAGAAGAACATCTGACCAATGCGCATTCTCGGGTAGATTCTGACTGGCTCGACAACTGACAATTCAAGGGTCCACGTTCCCAAGAATCCGAGGTCACCAAATCCGGCTGTAGCATGAATGTTGAGACCTGCTCGACCCAAGGAACTACAACCTTCAAGCATAGGGACGAAGAAGTCAGAACCAACGGTTTCTATCGTAGCTCCAAGGTACAACTGGTTTGGTTGCAAGACGTACCCGCTATTCGGGATTCTTATGCTTTGCGTCGGTGGCATCGCCTTAAGGTCCAATGGAAATGATCCACGGTCGTAGACCTTCAGAATCGGTTGCAAATGCACATCGTAGCTATTAGGACCGAGGTAATCGGCCTTAAATGGCTCAATGTGGATCTTGCGAGTCTTGATTACACTATCTTCGATTGCTTCCTTCGTGAGAATCATTTGACGTACACCGCCTCGATGTTTTGACCAACGCTACTACCGCCAGTTAATCCAGTTGAGAAATACTCAGTATGAGTCCAAGGGAGTCGATCTAGATAGTCATTCTTATAGTTGCTCACGATCACTGGACAAGGTTGCTCGAATACCCAATCAATGAATCTTTCATAATCGGAATCATCGAACTGGGAATGTTGGTAACCAGCAGTGCTTCCCAGATACGGCGGGTCACAATAAATCATCGAAGTTGGTGTCACGTGCTTATTAACATCATAGTAAGTACCACACTGGATTATCGCGGATTGAAGATGTTGACTCATTGAATCAAGATCCCTAAGGCAACTTTGGAGCTTGGGGCTCATCAAGGCTCTGACATCCATTGTGCGACCGAGTGTGGCTCCAAGACCTGAGAATCCGAAAGTGTAGCAATAGATGAACGAGCAAGCAATATCGAAGTTGGTAGCGACCATGTTTCCCCGCATTCTCGTCTTGAGGAGAGAATCATGCTGATCGAACAAGTAGCGGGAGTGGGGTTGATGGTACAGTGCCTTGAACAATGCAGCAGGGTTCTTCTTAATTTCATTCAATGTGATGATCAGATCGTGATTGATGTCATTCAAGACAGCTTTTTCGTAATCAAGACCTAGGAACACTGCACAACTACCACAAAAGGGTTCAATATAATTGTCACATTTGTAGTAGTCGTAGTACATCTTGATAACCGGTATGATGTAACGTCGTGTCTTTGATTTTCCACCAAACCAACTGAACAATGGGTTTTTCATACTCTATCCTTGATGCAGAGGTAGCCGGGGTTCGTTAGCTTGATTCTCTTATCCCAGTCAAGATGAAAGTAGTCTGAATCTTCTGAAAGAGCAGCAGCTACTTTCCCTTCACTTTGAAACGCATCGAAGATGAAATCGGATTCCGATGTGAACATGAACAAGGTGTTGATGCGGGCGAAATCTTGAATCAGGATACTCGGATTCTGATTTTCGATCAAAACACTTGTGAATCGCTTATTCAATATAGGGACCGCTTTGCGAACGCTCAGATCAGGAGTGTACAACCGAGGTAGCGAATCTTCATTGATATTGAGATCTTGCAGCAATGCAGTCACTTCGTCATTGTCGAACACAGGCCACTTGTTTTCACGATCATTGATCACTTCGATCTTAGATGGGGCCTTGTGATACAAGACGCGTACAAGTGGTGGGCATGGTTCACAATAGATCCCATGAGATATTCCATTTGCGTAAGTCGCAAGTTCATAGAATCTATTCATTTCAGCTTGCACTGTCACGGACCGCAGCTCTCAAGATGATCAAGTAATTGATTATATCAATAATCGCATCTTCGAGACTTTCATCTGAAACATCGCGCGTTGTCCACCGTGTCAAATTAACGATTTCAGCGAACCTATCGCACAATCGAACCAAGATGCCTTGTTCAAGAGTAACAATACCAAGTGTTTCGACTCGCTTGAAATTAGCCAAAGCATCAGGGTTTGTATCTAGGTTCTTCAGCTCCATGATTTCAAAAGCACTTCTAGTTGTGCGCTTGTGGATTTCGAGCAACTGCTTGCGTTCAATCATTGTTAGCCTCCTGCTTGTGTGTCATTGACTCTTGCTCGGGATTAACCGTTTCTCTGTCACGGACCGCAGCTCTCAAGATGATCAAGTAATTGATCGCATCAATGATGGTATCTTCGATACTTTCATCTGAAACAGCCCGCGTTGTCGATTGAGTCAAATTAATGATTCGAGCGAACTTATCGCACAATCGAACCAAGATCCCTTGTTCAAGAGTGACAACACCGAGCATTTCAATGCGTTTGAAGTTAGCCAAAGCATCGGGATTCGCACCAGCGTAATCCCGATTCTTCAGCTCCATGATTTCAAAAGCAGTCTTAGTTGTCTGATTATGGATTTCGAGCAACTGCTTGCGGTCAATCATTGTTAGCCTCCTGCTTGTGGGTCATTGACTCCTGCTTGTGGGTCATTGACTCCTGCTTGCGGTCAACCTCCTGCTTGCGGTCAATCATTGTTAGCCTCCTGCTTGTGTGTCATTGCTCAATCCTTTCCCTTTGATGCGAAAGTGTGTGAAAAACCCTGCTTCTTGAATCACTTCGTAATCGTGATTCGGTGGAAGATGGACACCAACGAACTCACCGTTCATTAGCGGGATAAAAGTCGTTACTTCATCATTGAAACCGGCCATGAGTTCCGAACGGGCTTCTTTGCTAAGAGCCTTAATAAGGTCAGTGATTGTGTTAGCCATTGGCGAGACCTCGCAAGTGAGCGTAGCGATGATCAATAACGATCTCTTGACCCTTCGGAACCAATGTATCGCCTTTCAAGACGAACTCTTCACAAACGGGAATTGCGTTTGTATCATGCTTCAATCGTACATTTGCAATTTGCCATTCGCCATTTTTCGATGAACGACCCTTGAGCATCTTAGCTGGAAGCTGTGCCCCGAATTTCCGAATCGTGAACTGATGTCGTTCATTCTCTGGCAACGTGGTGATGAAGAAATCGTAGAAATCACGGTAGGACATTGCACAACCTGGAGCTTCCACAACATGCTGATTGAGGAAGATGTCAACATAGGATGCATTGATGTATTGAATGTTCTGCTTGTGCATCGTCGTGAGAATCGGAATATTGAGACGATCATTCGATTCAGGCAATTGAATCGTGAGTATATCACCAAGGAAATCCGCAGCTTCCTGTTCAAGAAGCGGAAGAAGCCGCTTCTTGGGGATCATTTCAGTGATTTCAAGAGCATCGACGTAGACCATAGTGATGCGACTGTCGCCGGGGAAAACGGGGCAGAAATCAATGCTGTTAGCCGTTTGAACCCAATGTGTCAGGTTCTTTGTATGATAAGGGGTTTCTCCCTTACGATGGATTGAGATGTTTGGTGAGGTCACCCAATCCTTGATTCGATTAAGAGCACTTTGATTGCGACCAAGGTTCACTTCTTCGACCACACAAAGTAGAGCACCTTCGAGTTCCGCATTGAAGCCACTTGGACTCAAGACAGCATTATCAGCACGCTTATACCCTCGTGTGAACAACAGGGAGAGTGCTTCGTGGAAGATTGATTTGCCACTATTTTCGGGACCGAAGAAGAACAAATATGGAAGAGGCTGTTCGGGTTCCTGAAACAGAGAAGCAATCCACAGCTTCAAGTATTCTGCGCCACGGGTGATTCCGTTTGCCTTGCACCAAGCATCACGCTGAACACTTTCATTGAGATCCTTGCCACAGTGTTCAAGAATCTTGTACCAAGTGGGATAATCATATTCGCCTTTTTCGATATTAGGCTTGAAGCACAATTGGGCAGCATTTCGATTCCATTCACGGTCGCCTGGGTACTCAGGTTGGAACGGCTTGTTGACAAGACGCCATGGCTTGAGAATCGAAGCACCCAAGACATGTTGCAGTTCCTTAGAATTCGTTCCGAGAGCCATCAGGACAGGCTTCACATGGGACAAAGGTTCAATACCCCAAGTGTGATCACGTCGAACAGCCCAACCGTAATCTTCATTTTGCTCGGTTACGACGTGCCGAATCACGTCATCAAAGTTGGCTGTATCAATATCCGAACTCTTAGGCTCTTGAATATCGAATATTCTGATCCATTGCTTCTTGTCGAAGTTCCAGCCAACGAGTTCATCACCCTTATCGTGAAGATCGTGCTTGAATTCCACGATGAGGCGCCCATCTTTGTGCTTACGGAGTGTGCAAGGGCGACTGGCATAAGGTTGCTTGAGACTGAACCCAGCCTTAAGTTCGCTTGCAGCGCTCATAGCCATTTCTGCGGTTCTGAAGAAGAAAGCGCCTTTGGTATCTTCGAGACCACCGTGTGCGCGACAAGCGGAAACGAAGTCTGGTTCACGATTCAGAAACGTTCGAGTGTAGCCTTGACCATCCTGTTGCCAAGATGGATCTTCTTGGACACCCGGAGTGTAGCGACGAACGGACCAAGATCCACGGCGCAAGGGGAAGAGGAAACAATTCTGGGTGTTTTTGTCCGTTCCCTCGCTGTTTGTTTTGAACATACCTTTCATACCGAGAGCCCGATGGGCCTCTTCAAGATAAGAGGTATGTGTGACAAGCATATGGTGATCTTGGTCCCACCACCATAGTGCATTTGAATCTTTTAAGTAATTAATCAAGCGTCGATGTTCATCATCAAGAGGGACTTTGTGACGTTGACCACAGATCTCTTCAAAGATATCGAGATCATTGATGTCTTGTGGTAGATTCTTGCGGCGGGAACCATTGACTACAACGAGGTGATCGCGCCAATTTTGAGGGTAATCATACAAGATGTCTCCCTGCTTAATGAGTGAGAGACCATCTGTACCACGGGAACGTCGAGACCAGATCCACATATTACCACCGCAGGCATCGACGCGAGCATTGAAATCATAGCCAGTGAGAGCTGAGAGCATTCCCAAGATGGAGCGACCCAAGGCAGCATGTTCAGTATGATTAGCAGTTGGGACATCTGGCAAGAAGACATAGAGATGGAGACCCTTGCCGCTTGTGCTTTTGCGGATGGTTACCCACTCGATGTTCATGGCTTCCTGCTTGATTCGATCCAACTCTTCCTGAGTATTCTTAGCAGCGTGCTTCTCACTGTGACCGGTGATTGCATCGAAGTCAAAAGCGACCCACTTCGATACGCGGTCCTTGAAATCCCAGCCAGTCATTCCAATTGAATCAGCGTGCTTTGAAAGGTCGAACCTGATTTCCTTATCTTCGTACTCGGGTTCAGTTGCCGCCTTATGAGGGATTCGGAACGAAGACCAAGTGGTGAGGTTGTCAGTGTAGCTAATGGATCGAGAACCCGGTACTTGGATTCTTTCACCATGATCTTGAGCTACGTTGACTTGCACTTCCATGTTCGGCGTGTAGAGAGCAGCGAGATCAGGGATTCCGAACTTCTCAAGAAAGATCTTGATCGCTTCAGTCTTTGTAGCCATCACGAGCCTCCAGCATTTACGTCTCCTTGATTAAGATGGGCGTTCAGACGATCAAGATGTTATCTTATCTTAGACCTAAGATAAGATAAGCAGACTTGACCATCTACTTATAAGGGGTTCAAATCGGCATGATTCACAAATAAAACGATCGTTCACTTAAGACCAAGATAAGATAGAAAATGAAGGGTTCAATTGCGTATCTTATCTTAATAGTGGATCGTGTAAAAGGGTCCAATTACACGAAGTAACTGACTGCTTGACCATATACCCCCATATTCTATATTTTCTCTTAAATATTTATTATTATTATTAATATAAAAAGAATAATATGAGGGTATACTATCAGTTCTCCCATCTTATCTTGGACTTTGAATCAATTGGGTCATCAGGACGGTCTGAGAGCCATCGAGTGACCTTACCCGATGGTCTGAGAGCCATCAGGACGGTCCAAGTGACCGGTGACCTTACCCGATGGTCCCAAGTCGAAATTAGAGCGGTTAATGGAGCAAATAGGCCTATGCCACGGTCCCGGTCCCGGTGGGTCATCAGGACGGGCCAAGTGACCGGTGACCTTACCCGATGGTCTGAGAGCCATCAGGACGGTCCAAGTGACCGGTGACCTTACCCGATGGTCTGAGAGCCATCAGGACGGTCCAAGTGACCGGTGACCTTACCCGATGGTCTGAGAGCCATCAGGACGGTCTGAGAACCATCAAGTGACCGGTGACCTTACCCGATGGTCCCAAGTCGAAATTAGAGCGGTTAATGGAGCAAATAGGCCTATGTCACGGTCCCCGGTCCCCGGTCCCCGGTCCCCGGTCCCCGGTCCCCGGTCCCTAGACTGACTGCTTGACCATATACCCCCACATTATATATTTTCTCTTAAATATTTATTATTATTATTAATATAAAAAGAATAATATGAGGGTATACTATCAGTTCTCCCATCTTATCTTGGACTTTGAATCAATTGGGTCATCAGGACGGTCCAAGTGACCGGTGACCTTACCCGATGGTCCCAAGTCGAAATTAGACCGGTTAATGGAGCAAATAGGCCTATGTCCGCCCTCTCCACTACAAAGGCATCGGTTGCAATCAATATGAGAACGACCCCTTATTTAAGACCAAGATAAGATACGTATCTTAGCCTTCATTTTTATATCTTATCTTAGACTTGGATTTTGGGAATTTGATTAATTGGATTTTGCAGATTTACCACGGCCTTTTTTAGCCGTCTTATATTAATAGCCGGTCCCCGGTCCCCGGTCCCCGGTCCCCGGTCCCCGGTCCCCGGTCCCCCGGTCCCCGGTCCCCGGTCCCCGGTCCCCGGTCCCCGGTCCCCGGTCCCCGGTCCCCGGTCCCCGGTCCCACTATCAAGATAAGATATCGTATGGCACGGTTCTTGCTACGCGGGCGCGCGGGTTCCTTTTCTAAAGGAAAGGCCCAATTTGCAATCGCTTGTTTGCAAAAATTCTTTTGTGAACCGGCCACTTTCCAGCCCCTTATATTGTGACAGGACCGGATATTCCATCTTATCTTGGTCTTGAAAGTGTCCATCTTGAAACCGTTCACTTCGATCCCGCAACCCGTCATCTTCAACCCTCTCCCTCAATCAAAGGACTGCAAATGTCAGCGATCTCCAACATTCAAGAAATCCCCATCTCGCAAATCCGGCCGCATCGTGTCGCTCTCCGTCAGGTCGATCGCACGTCGCCGGGCTACCACACCCTTCTTGGGAACATTCGCCGCGAAGGGTTCACCACCGTCATCAAGGTGCATGGACCGCTCAAAGATAAGGACACGGGCGAAACCTACTACACCCTGATTGACGGTCTTCATCGGTACACTGCGGCCAAGGAAATCGGCCTCACCGCGCTCCCTGCGTATGTCGAAGGGAATGCCAACGACGGAGAAATCTTGGTCAGCCAGTTTCTTGCCAACTACACGGTGATCGAAACCAAGCCCGTGGAGTATGCGGAACAGGTTCAGCGCATCGTTGCCCTTAATCCTCACTACACGATGTCTGACCTTTGCAAGCTTCTTAATACCACGCCTCAGGTGCTTCAGAAGCGTGTCTCCCTCCTCAACATCAAGAATGAAGAGGTCAAGGAGCTTGTCAATGCGGGTCAGATTCCACTTCTTAATGCATATGCCCTTGCTGGACTCCCTGAGCAAGAGCAGGAGCATTATAAGCAGGATGCGATCACGATGTCCACGAGCGAGTTCGCTCCGAAGATCGCAGCTCGCAAGAAGGAACTGGCTGAGGCTCGCAAGCAGGCCCGCGAGGCTAATCCTCCGGTTTGGGAACCGACTCCCACTCTTCGCAAGCTCTCTGAACTGAAGGCCGCGATTACTTCGCCGCCCTCGATCATCTTGCCTGACAGCCCCAGCGAAGCGTTCCTTCTTGGTATCAAGTGGGCGATTCAGCTTGACCCTGCTTCTGTCGAGCGCCAGAAGATGGATGAAGAAGCCCGCAAGGCTGCTGCGAAGGAGCGCGCTGACAAGCGCAACGCCACGGCTGGTCTCCTGAAGGAAGAGGACGTTGAGGTCCGAATTCAGAAAGCGGAACTTGAGCGTCTTATGCTCAATGCAGCTCGTGCCTTTGAGTTCGATCGCAAGATCGCTCCGCAGCTCCGCAAGGGCTTCTCTGAAGCTATCGCCAAGGACAAGAAGCTCAAGGCCAGCGAGTACTTCGAGGCCCACAGGAAGGACGCTTTTGTGGAACCCAGCAACGGTCCTGACCCTTCCACTCACTAATCCCACCTTCCACTCACTAATCCACCCACTGATTCACTCACCCACTAACCCTCGCCACTCAAAGGAATGAAGATGACTGACCTGATCATCCCGAACACCGAAGTTGCTGTTGCACAGGATATTGACCGCGTTATGGGAAATGGAGGTGGCTTCCTTGGCCGCCTCCAGCTCTTGACCGCGAACAGTGAACCCGTCAAGAAGGGTCAAGTGCGTGCTAACACTTGGGCCTATCTTGGAAGTGACGATGAAATGATCGAACTTGGCCAGAACGTCGATGTCGCTGTCTTGGCCGTTCGTCCCCTTGCCCTTGACATCACGAACTCACCGCCTGTCGCGGTTCACGACATGGCTGTTGTCAATGGGCAACCCACCGGCCTGTTCGCTGAAATTATGGCTCGCTCAACGAATCCGGCCACGAAGTCCAAGAACATGTATGGACCACAGTTCCTGATGTACGTCCCCGTGATTCAGAAGTATGCTGGGTACTTCATGGGGTCGGCTACCGCCCGCAACGAAGCGAACAAGGTCAAAGTCCTTCTTAATAATTTCGCTACCCTTGGTAGCAAGATGATTAAGTCCAAGGACTATGAATGGGCTGGACCTGCGATCTCCGTCTGCTCAGTGAAGCACGACTTGCCACCGATTCCTGAACTCCAAGAAGAAATTCGCAAGTTCATGGATTTCCCGAAAGCCCAACCCGCTGTTGTAGTCGCACCGGAGCGGGAACGCTAATGAACACAATGCCAGTGCTACTCCCTGCGTGCAACTGGCAAATCTTGCACAAAGTGTCCGAGGCCCATTTGGGCCTCGGACCTTTGCGCTATTTTGACGAAAATCGCATCAACAAAGATGACCCCGGTGCGATTGCGTTCGGAATCAGCCTGCAAGATAATCCCGAAAATCTCAACTTGGCTCATCTCGACATGATTCATGTTGGGTTCATTCTCGAAGGGTCAGATTCTGAAATTCAAGATATTCGGGATTTGAACATCGGGAAGATGATCGTCAAACGAACACCTGATGCAACCATCGCGATAATTGTTCTTTCGGTCAAAGATGCGATTCTTGCCGCTGTGGGATTCAATCCGAGAAAAGCACAACGACAATTCGCAACTGCAATTGTTACCGTATTTTCGACAACTGAATTCAGACGCATCTTCGCAACGCTTGGAAAGGAGTTGCAAGCGGATGGAACAATCAAGTACAAACTCAACACCCGACTCTAAGAAGAGTGAAATCATTCCGGGCTATAAGCCTAAGACCTTCACTTTTGGACCCAAAATCACTGAGTTTGGTCAAAAGCTCCTCGACGCCCTCAAAGGAAAGAAATAATGCTTCTTGCTGCTGGCAAATCTGTAGTGAATGTTCAAATCACAGACGTAGGAAATCGCCTTGAACTGCAATTTCCTTATAATGCAGCATTACTTGCTGAGATTAAGATGATGAAAGGTGCAAAGTGGCATGGGTTTGAAACCCCGCCTCGCAAGATATGGTCAATCGCCAATTGCGAAAGGAACTGGTTTCAAATCAATTACATGAAAGCTCGTGCTGGTCAAGGCTTTGATCCCTATACCAGTTATGACAAAGAACTGCTTGATATCAAGCCAACTCGATCTCTTCGAGCCCATCAAGTGGAAATGTTTCAGCACATCTTGACCCGGCAGCATTGCATCATTGCTGGCGAAATGGGCACTGGCAAGACGCTCCCTTGGATTGAAGCAGCGGAACATGTTATTGACAATTTCGTGGACTTTCACAACTATCTCCCCACTTACGCAATTTGGTATGTTGGACCTCGGAGTGGTGTGAAAGCCGTCAACCTTGAACTGAAGAAGTGGAAAGCCAAGTTCATTCCGAAGATGATGACCTATGAACAAATGATCAAAGAAGTGGCCAATCTGATTTCGGTCCCCATCTTCGTGTTTTTCGACGAAAGTAGCAAACTGAAGAATGAATCGGCGCAACGGACACAAGCAGCTATGGAACTGGCTTCTCGTGTCAGGAATCAGTGGCCCGGTTGGGGCCACATCTTGGAAGCAACCGGTACGCCGGCACCCAAGAGTCCAATTGACTGGTACAGTCAAGCAGAAGTGGCTTGCCCCGGTTTCCTGAAAGAGGGAGATACTCGCAAATTCAAGAAAACACTGTGCCTTGTTATTGACAATGAATCGTTCGATGGTTCCAAATACCCAGTTGTCAAGACATGGTGGGATAATCCCAACAAGTGTGCAATTTGTGGTGAATTTGAAGATCATTTCAACCACACTGCGATCATTCCGGGTGAACACGGAAGCCATCAGTTTCAACCATCTGTGAACGAAGTTGAAAGATTGTACCGTCGGCTCAAGGGGCTAGTGCTGATTAAGTTCAAGAAGGATTGCATCGAGCTTCCAGAGAAGCAGTATCAGGTGATCGAAGTGGAACCATCAGCCGATATTAAGCGATATGCCCGGCTTGCTGCGAAGACTGGAAGAACCGCGATTCAGCGTCTCACTCTTCTTCGTGAGCTAAGCGACGGGTTTCAATATGTCGAAGAACCCGGCGCTACTGAAGTTTGCCCCAATTGCAATGGTTCCAAGATCGAAGTAGTCAAGATTCCAGAATTCGATATCATGGGTCCGACTCCTGATAATCCCACCTATCGTGAAGAAACATGCAAATGTTCTTATTGCGATGGGACCGGTGTCGTTCAGAAGCTCGTCCGTGGTACTGTTGAAATCGGAACCCCGAAAGATCAAATCTTGCTCGATGAACTTGATGAGCATGATGATATTGGGCGCTATGTCGTTTGGGCTGGATTCACTGGCACGATTGAGCGTCTTGTGAAGATCGTGACCAAAGCAGGCTGGAACTCTCTTCGCATTGATGGGAAGGGATACATTGGTACCGGACCTGATGGGAAAGCAGTGGACGCTGATGATCTTCTTAAGGCGATGGACGCAAGCCATCCCGATTTCGAGGCTTTGAAGATTCAATATCCCAAGGTCTGTGTAGTTGGTAATCCAGATGCCGGCGGCATGGGTCTTACGTTCACTGCATCACCGTGTGCCTTGTTCTTCAGTAACAGCTTCAAAGGTGAGAGTCGAATGCAGGCTGAAGATCGGATTCACCGTCTTGGGATGCCAGAAAATCGAGGCTGTACAATCAAGGACATTGTAATGTTGCCAACCGATAAGCTGATAATCGAAAATCTGAAGAAGAAGAAGCAACTCCAAGCATTGTCGCTTGGAGATCTTGAAACCGCAATGGAACAGGAGTCACTGCGATGAAGTTACCTGTAATTGACATCCCAATCAATGACATCCATGTCGATCTTGATTGGAACTGTCGTGGTCACGATCTGACGCCGGTTGAAGTTGCCGGCTTGGTTCGAGAAATCGAAGAACGTGGGCTTATTCACCCCGTTACTGTAGTGAAAAGCGGTGGTGAAAAGCCTTATCGACTTGTTGCCGGGTTCCGTCGAACCCTTGCTTGTAAGATCCTCAAGCATGAGACGATCAGAGCAACGGTACACCCTGGGTTCAAAGATGAGGGCGAAGCTCTTGCTTTCAACCTCGCGGAAAATGTGAATCGTACTGAAACTACGATTCAGCATGAAGCGACGGTGATTCATCGTCTCCAGAAACTGGGGTACACTCGCAAGGATCTTGAGAAAGCCTTGAAGATGAGTTGGCCATGGATTAAGCAACGGATTGATTACAATTCGTTGCCTATGGAAGTTCAAGAAGAGATCTTGGCTGGTTCATTACCCAAGAGTAAAATCGGGGAACTGAGTCTCTTGTATCGGCAAGGTGGTATTGAGGCTCTAGCAAAGGCTTTGACTAAGGTGCGAGGTGATCTTGAGAAGGGCGTAGCTGGTAGCCAAATCAAGATTCGCCCTGACAAAAATAAGTCACGAAGAGTGCGAAATTCATCTGAACTCTTTGACTTGCAGCAGTATCTGCACAATCTGTTCGGCAAACATACCCTTGTGACGAGAGTCTTGGGATGGGCCGCTGGTGCAGTTGACAACGAATCGCTTCACGAGATGATTCGTGAAGAAGCTGAATTCCTCGGAATTCCATACAAGAAACCCGGCAACTTGAAAGACTCAGTTATTTGAGGAGACGAAATGATCTTCTTCGACACGGAAACGTGCGGATTCCACGGGCCGATCGTTCTGTTGCAATATGCAATGGACGATGGGCCCGTGCATCTTTATTCCCCGTGGTCCAATCCGATCTACCGGACATTGGAAATCATCGACACGATCGTGGAATCCGATGTTTGCGGGTTCAATCTTGCCTTTGACTGGTTCCATCTTTGTCAGATGTACACGACGCTCACGATGTTCGATGATTTCGGCAAAGAACCGATCTGCCATATTGATGAATACGCTCAGTACGAGAAAGAAGCACGCGATCTTGATATTTGCTTGAAACCCAAGCGTGCCCTTGATCTGATGCTTCTTGCACAGGCTGGCGAATTTCAAGGGACCATGAACCGTAAGCCAATACGAGTGAATCGTGTTCCGAATCAGATTGCAGAGACACTGCGCGAAGAACTTGAGGCCATTGAGATCCCTGAAATCTACTTCTCAAAGAAGGTAGATTCAGAGCGATGGAAAGTGCTGCCTAATGGGCGACCGGGGTTCAGTAATATCAAAATTGAGTTTGCCCCATCTTCTGCTCTTAAGGCGATTATCGCTCAGATTCAAGGAATCAGTGTTACCAAGATCGATGACATCATGCCATCCCGGAACCCGTTTGAAATCGGGTACGCACCTTACGCCTTGGCTCCATTCTACGAAGATGATATCTTGAAGCAACCGTCACCAAAGAACTGGTGGCACAAGTGGCCCGATTTCATTCAGATGCATCACGAGCATTGGGCACACCATCCCTTGGCTCGTAAGTATGCAGAAAATGATGTTCATTATACTCGCTTCTTGTATGAGTATTTCAAGAAGCCGGAACCGGGTGACAAGGCAAGCGAACTCGCTTGCTTGGTTGGTGCCCTTCGTTGGCGTGGATTGAACGTTGATACCAAGGCTCTTGAAAATCGACTCAACAGCATTGAAACCACTGGTCACAACTTCAACAGCAATCGGGTTTGTGAGTGGTATCTATCAGAAGTGCTAACACCTGTTGAGAAAACCTTCTTGATTGATTCAGACGGGAAGTTTCATACTCCGGCACCTTTGCTTGAAGAAATCGCAACTTGGGGTACTGAAGCTAGTGAACGTGCCCGACACATCTTGGAGTATAGACGCAAACTCAAGGAAAAGGAGTTGTATGGAAAGCTAATCACTGCTGATCGGTTTCATGCCAACTTCAAAGTGATTGGTGCTTTGAGCAATCGAATGTCCGGCGATGGTGGTCTTAATGCTCAAGGAATCAATCATAGCAAAGAAATTAGATCTTGCTTCCCGTTGGCTTGGCCCGGAATGCAACTGGCTGGTGGTGACTTTGAGGGATCACAAGTCGCAATCGCTTGTGCTGTGTACAAAGATGACAAGATGACGAGCGACTTGAAATCTGGGAAGAAGATCTATGCTATCTTCGGTGAAACCCTCTTCCCTGATGAAACCTATGATTCCATTATGAAGTCGAAAGGGAAACCCGGCGAATTGGACAAGTATGATCGGTCTAAGAAGGGATTCCTTGCAATGTTGTTCGGTGGCGAAGCCTACACTTTGTCCAATCGCGTTGGCATCAGTCAAGAAGCTGCTGAAGAGGGTGTTCGTCGATTCTTGGAACGATACAAGCAGTGGGGCCAAGAAAGACGACGCTACGCTTCCATGTTTTGCTCTATGACACAGCCAAACGGAATCGGGACTCAAGTGATTTGGAAAGATAGCGCCGATTACATTGAGTCGATGTTTGGATTCCGACGTTACTTCGTGATCGAGAACCTCATTTGCAAGAAATTTTATGAACTTGCGAATAAGCCACCGAAAGACTGGCACAAGATCAAGGGGTATGTGAGACGCAGAGATTCAGAGCAGACGGTTCTAGGTGCAACGCAATCTGCATTATATGGTGCTGCTTTTCAGATTCAAGCTGCCAATATGCGGGCAGCAAGCAACCATGTGATTCAATCACCGGAGGCAGACATGGTGAAAGATTTGCAAAATCGAATCTGGCAATTGCAACCATCAGGTGTTCACCCTTGGCATGTGATGCCAATTAACATTCACGATGAAGTGATGGCACCTTGCAAGCCACATCTTGTGAGTTCGATTCGCAGCATCGTGGAATCCTTTGTCGAAGAAATGCGAACCCTCATCCCTCTAATGGGTATTTCTTGGGATGATGACCTTCCGAGTTGGGCAGGAAAGATCAAATGAGACACAAACTGTATGTGAATGCAGAAGTGGGTCAAGAAGTGATTCTGATTTCAAAAAGCGGGGACCGGTATCCGGGGAAAGTGATTGATCGAAACGGCGATCATTACACTGTCGAATCCGATATCCCCAATGGAACGATTATTGAGATTCTGAATCTCAATTATGAGGCACAAGATCCTTATTCTTGTGACAAACCTCCCTATTTCCATTACCCACCGCGATGCAACTGATCGAAGATGAACTCAACTTCTGGAGATCATTGAAATACCGATTATCGAAGCTGTCTCCTGAAGAAGTGAAGGCTCTAGAACCTTTGATTCAAGAAGCAGTAACAGATAAGGGTAAGATCTTGAGGGCATTGCGAGATGAAACTCGCGAGGATCTTATCATCGAAGCAAAGAAGCTTGCAATCCCATATGCCACCCGGCTCACAAAGGAGCAACTGAAGAATGCTATCACTGCCAGACTTCGTGCAGCGAATCAATAAGATCTATGAGAGGCACAGCCCTGCTTCAGAATTCTGGATTCCCGAAGATTGGGAAGATCTGCCCTCTGAAGTCTTGACTGAAGCATCCCTCTATATTAGCGAAATCGAACCCTTGATCTTGAATTATGAAGATGTAAGAGGGTTGCATTCAGAGGAACGATGGGCGCTATTCGATCTGATGGGAACAACTGGGTACGAGTTTGATCTGCTCAAAGAAGCATTCAATGCAATACGATCTGCTTGTGTGAAAGAAAATCGCCCAGATGTGTTTCATCGTCACAAAGTGAATCGCATCTTCACCAAGATGCACGAGAAAGAAATCGTGAGGAGACAAGTCGATGAGTAAGATCACCAAAAGCCTTGTTACTAAGATTCTGAATGGAATGAAGTTTGATCCGACGGAACCGGGGCCTAATCGCCTCATCTTCTATCACAATTCCCGCGAGTATCATTTGACTCATGCAAAGATCTGCATCTTGAGGCTCATTGAAGGTGATAGCAGTGGCACTTTGACCTCTGATGCAATCCGTCACTTGGTGTTGGCCCACGCCATTGAAGGAGGTGCGTCTTGCGAAAGCCCGAAGCCAAAATCCAAGAAGCAATAATCAATATGCTTAGAATCAAGGGTTGGTATGTGAAAGAAACACATGGTGGTATTATGATGCAAGGGTGGCCTGACCTCTATGCAACGCATAGCAGATATGGTGCGCGTTGGATTGAAGTGAAGAGACCGGGCATGGTGGGTAGCGCTTTCACCGCTGCTCAATTGGAAGATTTTCCGAAGATGTGTGCCAACGGTTCCGGTGTTTGGGTCTTGACAGCTGGTACCGAAGAAGAGTACCAGAAGCTGTTCAAACCATTCAATTGGTACATGTACCTGAACTCAATGCCAAGTGGAGTCAAGACATGAGTAAGATGCTGGAAGCACTTCTCAGCTACAAGAGAAGGCCGTATGAGCATTTGAGATCGAAGTGGCGCGACCATTGGGTTATCTTGTACTTTTGCAAGCCACCTGAGAAACTGAAAGTCTTCGAGCATGTGGGATTTTCACCAGTTGAAGGGTGGCAAATTAAGCCACACTACTCGAAACGGAAGTTTGTGCTTCTCAATGGTTCATTGGTCGTGTTTGAAGGGAATTTGCAAGATTGTCAAGATCGATTTGAAGTGATTACACACTTGATGTGGGTTCGAGATGTTCGCAAGTTCTATCGCCGGCGCTACGAAATGATGAGTGCCGTTCGCAACGCAGTACTCGCTAATGAAGATGTTGAAACCCTTGAACTCTACTCTCGTATGAGTATCCAAACGGCAGCAAGGAGCATCTTATGACCAAAGTGGGATTGTTCATCGACATCAGTAACTTGTATCATTCTTGTAATCGGAAGTACGGTCGCAAGATTGATTATGCAAGGTTCATCGAATTTTGCAACGATTTCGGCTCTCTTATTTGCATTCGAGCCTATGGGTGCCAGAAAGGTGATGAGGCGAAATCTTTCATCAATCATCTTAGGAACCTTGGAATCGAAGTGAAGTTCAAGAAGGTGAAGGAGTTTCATAATGGACTTTCAAAGGGAGATTGGGATGTCGGTATGACAATTGACATCATTGAGAGTATTGACGACTTCGATACCATTATTTTGGCAACCGCTGATTCCGATTTTGCGCCACTTGTACAATATCTCAAAAACCGAGGCAAGCATGTGATCGTGATTGGGTCCAATATCGGACGTGACTTGTACTTCATGACCAACTGTCTTGAAATCCCACCATCATTGGTAGAAGGAGAGATTCTACGCTAATGCAAATCATCCATGCAGGCAATTGCCAAGCTACCGCTATCTTGACCCTCTTGAACCATCATAGCCCATTGACCGAAGATGAGATTCAGGAGTATAAGGGTTGGTTTGGGTATAAAGATGAACCCTGGCCCGAATTGGAATATCCACACAATTTGCGACCAGCATCTATCACTGAATGTCAAGATAGTCTCCTTTGGATTGGGTATGGACTCATCTTGAGAGACCGAGTGACGGAAATGCAATCCTTGCAAAATCGGTCAGTAGTGAAAGAAGCGAAATTGTTGAGACTTCCATCTGTGATTTGGGTACCGGGTCATTGCTTCGTGTACGATGGGTTCATTCTTCACAATAAGACGGCTGATTTCACAACAGCCAAAGATTGGATTGTGCAGGGAATTCTAGCAAAAGTAAGATAAGATGGGAAAAAATAGTCAAAAATACCTATTGACACGTCACAATTAAAAGGTATCATTGCTTGTTGCCTTGAAAAGGCCCATCTTATCTTAGGAGTGAAAAAATGTTGGCAATCCCGGTTTCAAGATGTGAAGATGCAGTGATGTTTGCCGGTCTTAATGAGCAGCTCATTCTGAAGAGTCAAATCAAGCCTGATTCCAAGTATTGGAATTATGCCTACACTGTCGATACGATTAAGAAGCGAATCGAAGTGCTTCCCACGATTCATCTTGAAGTTGCAACCGCAAGCGGCACTTATTTCGATCGAGTGCTACTCAACCTGATGATGAAACAGCTTCTTGGAAGCAAGGTAACCCCAGTATTGCCCGTTGGAACTAAGCGGATTCACCTGTGGAAGAATGGCAATTGCATTTTCACGGCGCTCCGAATTCGCACTGCTGAAGATTTCACAACCATGGTCAATAAGACCAGCACCGATCTTCGTCGGTTACTTGCTTGAAAGGAGCAAACCATGTTCATCGAAGTTGAAATGCCCTTCAAAGAAGAAGTGATCCCCATTATCCCGAATCTTGCACAGTTCGGGTATGAAGTTGTGAACGGGGAACTTTGGAACACACACAATGGGACACATCAGATGGTGGGTCTGCACCCGCTCACGGTTGACATGAATGGGTTCGGAATCCACTTCTTGAATTCGATTGCCGCTCGCTCCATGGTGTATGTCACATTCAAGAATGGATATTGCTACTTCCACGGGTTTGCGAAATGAAATACATACTCATCGTTCCGTGGGAAACAGTCATCTTGCAAACGAATTGTGGTGTAACCATGATTCCAACTGACTTTCCCGAAGCTGAAACCGTCATCTACACACTCGACCTGAAATCCTTTGATATCGTCGCTCTTCTTGAGAATCGAACCCTTAAGGTTCAGGAAACAAGTGGTGAAGAAATTGAGATCCGGATACTGGATACACAAACCGCCTTGAAACTGGCAACCAAGACACTACAAGGAATGTCCGATCATGTTACGCCAACTTGATGAACTGATTCCACTTGTCCCGATTGTGCTGCCAATCGCAGTTATCCTATCCCAACTTCTGAGGTGCTAAGATGTACGTCCTTGTCCCGATTGACTACAACGGTCCAGCTCCTGCATTGAAAGATAATGGATTGGAACTCGTTGAAAGTGAAAATCGCCATTACCTGAAATGCGGCGATGATTCGATTGAGGTCTACCGGTATCGAAACACGATGGACCTGCTTCCATCTTCAATCCTGTTTGACATGCTGATTTCAGAAACCGTTTGGCCGATCACCATTATCGGCATTACAACCCGCGTCCACTTCAAAGGATAATCCAATGATCGTTCATGTCAAAGATGTCCCATCGCATCTGATTCCAGCTGGATTCACTGGTCGCGAAGTTCGTATTGAGCAGTTGCGACTGCCATTTCGATTCTCAGGGCGCTACTGGGATGGTGGATCAAGAAACAGATACTGGGTCAAAGATATCGCAACTGGCCAGTCGATTGCGATTGTCGGTGTCAATCCGCTCACTCACGACCATAATGAAGATATGGTGACGGATTTGCCACCTAACACCTGTATCGTGCAGTTGGTGGAAGGGAATAGGGAGCGCCTGTATATCTATGGCAATCTCGCCCCATTGCTCCCTGCTCAAGAAGAACTCTCTGAGAACGAGAAAATCGTCTTGAAAGCGACTCGGACTTACAAGTCCAGTTATGCTGGAATCAAGAACTACCGCTACGATCAGGTGAAGCATCTTATAACATTGTCAGACTGGGTTGCGACTCAACAACTACTACAAGAGAAAGGGTATCTTGATAAGAGGAACGCTCTCACGATAAAGGGCAAAAATGCGTGTTGAACTTCCCAAACAGCGAGCGATGTTCGTAGTCAAGTGTGTTGGGTATCATCCGACTACGTTCTATCAAGATGATTTCGGGTATGTTCAGGCCGTCAAAGGAGACATTCCCGGTGCGTTCTTACGCATCGGGATGTCTTCTGATGAGAAACTGATCATAGCCGGAACCGAGAATGCAGTCTTAGCCCTTGACCACATGGAGAAATACTGAGGTCAATGCGAGGAAGAAACGATGAGTCTTGAACGTGTAGCTCGAAGATACATGCAAGGTGTATCTTTGAAACAAGCGAACAAGGAGTATGGAACTGAGTATACTCACTTCCAAGTCCTGAACAAGATGCGATCACTGCGATCAATTGAAAAGACGATCAAGCATGAGATCTTGAAACGACTGACCAAGGGTGCCGCTATTCACCGCATTCATGAGGAGTTCAAAGAACATTGCAGCCGTGAGTATGTCGATTCCATTGCTCTGGCATATGGCCGGCAAATACTACCGGTTGCCGAACTCAAGAAGGCGATGCAATATGCTAAGCAGCATGGGTTCAAAGCCGCAGCGAAGAAGTGGAATGTCCCAATGGGGTACTTGGTGAAAGGGAAGAACGATGCCGCTGTTCAAGGAGATGACAATGCCGCTGTTCAAGACGAATGAAGCAGTGAAGATGTACAAGAGAGGTAAGTCGCCCGTATCAATCGCGATCTACTTCGGAGTTCCAATCGCGACAGTGAATCGAGCGATACGGGAATTGCGGGATGAAACCATTGTGCAGGAGTATCAAGATGGGGTTCCCGTGAAAGAGATCATTAAGAGGCACTTGACATCGGGAAGAACGCTGTACAAGATTCTGAAGCAGCGTGGAATAGGGTTCAGAAACAATGGGGTTGATTGACTACATCCGAGATCTGATTCTGAACCCTCAAGGTCAGACGTTTGAAGAAATCGAAGCTCGATTCAAGGAGTATGGTGTCGAAGATCACTGGCTGGCTGATGATCTTGCCTACTGGATTGAGCATCGGAAACCCTGCATCAAGGAGCAGATTATGAACATCTTGAACGGGATACCTAGAAGCAATGACGGGTATCCGATTGTCCTGAAGATGCTGATTTGGACTGATTATCCATTGAGGCAAGGGACTGTGATTGGAATCACACTAGACTGTGTGCTAGTGAAGTTCGATGACGAAACCGTAGCCCTATCACCTGGACTATTGTATTACAGGAGACCAAGATGACACTGCTGGAAATCCTTGAACTAGCGCAGAATGCGGAACCCGGTAGCGAGCCCGTCGCTACAGAAGAACAGCTCCGTGAACTTGGATTTGATGGTGATCTTGCTGATTTCGCGTATCACCTGATGAATGTTCAAGATTGGAAGGGTAGCCATTCCTATGAAGCAGCATTGAAGATGATCGAGACGGAACGAGTGGTTGAGTTCCCGCTCTCGAAGTGGGTCATCTTCGATGAGATCTTCGTTCATAGAGTGAAGATGGTTAAGTGTGCAGGGTCGAACTACATCTGTGAACGCGGATTTTCTCATTCCAGAAACGAGTGCTACACTTATGAAGAAGCAATCGAGATTGCGAAGAAGCGGATTGATTCTCGAATCAAAGCTCTTGAGGAATTGAAATGCAGCTATGTGACGAACTGAATAAGATGACACTGCTTGAAATTCTCGAAATGGCGAAGAATGCAGAACCCGGTAATGAAATCGTTGCTCCCGAAGATCGACTGTACGAACTTGGATTTGATGGCAACATTGGTGATTTCGCCTCCCTCTTGATTGATCTTCAAGATTGGAAGGCTGATACTGCATACAAATTAGCATTTGACATGATCGAGAAGGGCCAAGTGGTTAAGCTCCCAGTCTTGAAGTGGGTCATCTTCAATGATATTTTCATGCATAAGGTGAAGATGATCAAGTGTACACGGACTCATTACACCTGTCAACGCGGATCTTCGTATGCTAGAAACGGGTGCCACACTTATGAAGAAGCACTGGCAATTGTGACGAAGCGGATTGATGCTCGAATCAAAGCTCTTGAGGGATTGAAATGCAGCTATATGACGAATTGAAGATTGGTCAAATCACGGGAACCGAGTTTTTGAAAGCCAATTACACATTTCTCTTGAGAATGGGGAATGTGCTGGCTCGCAAATGGAATCGAGACATTGAAGAAGTTCAAAGCGATGTCTTGTATTACGCAACGGAAATCGTTCAACAGCGGCCGTTGCCTGACAATTTCACTCGTGAAATTGTGAGGCTCATTCATAACAAGGTGAACCGGGACTGGAAGTACGAAAACACTTTCTTGATTAACGATACGCTTATCTTGGATTCCAGAAGCGTGGAGTTCGGGTATAGCGACACAATTGAGAAGCTCCCGGTTACACCGACTATGCGCTTCTTGATTCAGCTTCGACTGGATGGGTACACACGCCGCGAATGTTGTTCGATTATGAAGATAACGACGCGGCAGTTTGATCGGCTCATCGAACTCATTAAAGAACGGTGCTTCAAGTGACAGGAAAGGAAAGCGCAATGGCAATGAAAGGAAAGTGCAATGGCTGAGTATCTTCAACAACCGAAACTGACCAGTTCCGGTGTTATGAACTGGTGGATGTCGGAGAAACTGGAAGGGATGCGAGCATTCTGGGACGGCGGCGTCAGTCGCGGTCGTCTTGATTGCCCGTGGAGCACAGATAATGTGCCAGCAACTGGATTGTGGTCGCGATATGGGAAGGTGATTCATGCTCCGGCACCCTTCTTGGATTCATTGCCGCGAATCGCATTGGACGGCGAACTGTGGCTCGGGCATGGGCTCTTTGAGCAAACGATCAGTGTAGTGAAACGCAAGGAGCCCGATTCAAGATGGGGAGACATTCAGTATCGAGTGTTTGAGGCAGTGCCTTGGGCATCATTTGCTCAGACCCGCCGGATTAGGAACAACATCATCAATATCCAGATTCAAGATTGGGAAGTTGAAGATTACATTGCTGATTTCGAGTTCGATTGGAAACCATCCTCTAGTTGCATGTTCAGAAGCAGCTACAAGAAGCTAAGTGAACTGATTTCGCACATGTTGGTGAAACAGGAGGAGATCACTGATCTGAAAGTGATGAATGAGTATCTTGATGATGTGATGAACAAGGGTGGTGAAGGGCTCATCATCAGAGATCCCCATGCCATTTACACTTGCAATAGGACTGATCGAGTGTTGAAACTGAAACCGACGCAAGAAAGCACCGCAATTGTAGTTGGGTATACCTCGGGCAAGGGTAAGTACGATGGTATGCTTGGTGCTCTCATTGTCGAAGATAATGGGGTTCGATTCGAGTTGTCTGGGATGGACGATGCAATGCGTGAGACGAAGATCCCAATTGGAACCAAGGTCTGGTACCGGTACCGGTCTGTCACCGCTAACGGCAAACCTAGCGAAGCTAGGTACATTGGAGTCTGTGATGAAATACCTTTCACCGAATAGTCTTAGAACATGGATTGAAGATCCCGAAAAGTACTATTGCACATACATGGCGGTGAACAGGATGCCGCGTACACCGCAAACGGGACCGATGGCGATTGGGAGTGCGTTCGATGCATTCGTGAAAAGCCATCTGCATCAGGGATTGTACGGCCATTATGGGGCTGATATTGATCATCCTTGTGGTGAACGTGGCCCCGCCTATCTTCCTGACCTGATTTTCCGAGACCAAGTGGCCCCGGAACATCATAGTTGGGCTTGGGAGGCTGGTCGTGAAGTCTTCGATGGGTATGTGAAGAGCGGCGCACTTACTGAACTGTTGCGTGAGATGGAGGGTTCCAATGATGTCAGCTTCGAGCTGACGCTCACAGATGCGGTTAGCTGCTCAATCGGGTCTGTGACCTTCTTGGGGAAACCGGACGTGTTCTTCAGAACGGCAAGTGGACGGGTCGTTGTGCTTGATTGGAAGGTGAATGGGTATTTCAGTAAGGCGAGCCCGAAACCCGGAGCTGTACGTCCTGTGCACAAGGATTCCATCTTGAAAGTGATTGATGGAATCACGGTGAACATTGGGCATCCGCTTGAAATCGTTGATGTGACGTGGGCTAATCAGTGTACGATCTATGCTTGGCTTCTTGGTGCTCCGATTGGGAGTGATTTCATTATCGGCATTGAGCAATTGTGCGGAGAGAAAGGAACTCGGATTGTGAGTCACCGCTCGCTGGTTAGTCGAAACTATCAGGTGGAGTTGTTTGCGCAAGCTGAAGAAGCTTGGCGTCAAATCCAGATCATCGAAGATGATATGGCGAATGGGACATCGAACAGTACGGTGATTCCGAAAGCGAGACGTGAGCTTCTTGATCTTATGGACTACAGTGATGATCCGCTCTTCAGAGCATAATTGAAAATTCGATTTTGAAGAAATTCGATTTTGAAAATTTTCCACGGCTCGTGAAACTGCAAGCATTCAACACGTATAATATAAGATGAGTGCCATTTAAGATGAGGCCCTCATCTTAGGCCCCGGCCCCGCCGATCGGCGGGGCCGTTGCTGTTTGGTATGCCAAATCAACGGTCGATTACAAAAACACCTGTTGGGCATACCCCGGCCCTTGTTTGGTATACCGAACAAGAGATTAAGATGTCGGCCCTGGTGCCTAGTGCCTGGTGCCTGGTGCCTGGTGCCTGGTGCCTGGTGCCTGGTGCCTGGTGCCTGGTGCCTGGTGCCTGGTGCCTGGTGCCTGGTGCCTGGTGCCTGGTGCCTGGTGCCTGGTGCCTGGTGCCTGG